GGTTAAAGGACAAACCGGTGTACAAAGGTTAGAAGATTCTAGTTATTATGTGTTGGCTGATAACTTTAATGTGTATATGTGTATTGATAATAATAATAACACAATATCCACACAACAACCTTATGGTGCTAGTGCAGAAACAATAACTACATTAGATGGGTACATTTGGAAATTTATATATAGTATTCCTATTTCTCTTAGAAATAAATTTCTTACCGGCACTCATATGCCGATTCTTACGGCATTACAACAACAATTTTATTCTAAAGGTAACATACAAATAATTAAAGTTGATGCACGAGGTTCAGGATACACTGGAGCTATTTTAACTTTAAAAGGCGATGGGTATTTAGAAGCTGATCCACTTTATGTATTAGGTGCAAGTATAACGGCAGTTGGTTCAGGATACACATCACCTACTATAACAATTGAACCACCATTTAGTAATTCTAGTGCATGGGCATCAGGTGGATATGCTATTTTAAACCAAATTATAGTGTATAATAATAACTACTATAAGGTAGTTATACCTGGAACATTTACAACTACTGGGCCAATCCATACAAGTGGTATAGTAACAAATGGAACCGTTGCTTTAGAATTTGTTGGAGCTCGCGCTACTGGAACAGTAACAAAAAACGGTAGTAATCAATTAAGTACTGTTACACTAAATAAAATTATTGCAAATATTGATGTTGCAAATGTAGGATCTGGATATACTAACACCCCTTCTGTTTCTATTTCAGGTTCAGGTGGCGGAACTGCAAGTGCAGTGCTACAAAATGGTTCATTAATTAATGTAATTGTTACAGGGTCTGGATCATATACAACGACACCAACAATAACTATAGGCACACTGTGGACAGCAACCACATTATACACAACTAATCAACAAATATTTTATGCTAATAGATTATACACAGTTACTATAGGTGGAACTTCAGGTTCTACTGCTCCAGTTCATGAAAGTGGAGCAGTTGCTAATGGAACAGCAACTTTAACTTATGCAGGTATAAGTGCTACTGCTACTCCTAATATGAAGTGTGGAGCAGGTTATACCAAAATACCTGTTATTAGTATTAATGATGTATCTGGTGTAAATGGTTTAATAACAGCAACAACAACAGGTTCAAGTGCAAGATTAGTACCAATAATATCAAGTGGACAAATTACAGGTGTTCAAATTATTGATGGTGGTGTAGGGTATTCTGTTGCGTATATAGACATTTCAGGTGATGGAACAGGTGCTCAATTAACTCCTTCATTATCAATTGGTGATATTAATTCATTACAAGCAAATGTTGAATTACTAACTGTTTCTGGTAAATTAATGAATATTCCTGTAGTTTCAGGAGGTTATGGTTATACATCTGCTACAGTTGCTATTACAGGAGATGGTACAGGTGCTACTGCTACAGTAACTATAAATTCAGGTAGAGTTACAAAAATAAATATATTAACTCAAGGTTATGGATATACTTGGTCTAATGTTACTATATCTGGAACAGGCAAAGGAGCAACTGCCCGAGCAATTATATCACCCTATGGTGGACACGGTAAAAATGCTTTAAATGAATTAAAAGCAAGTGGTTTAATGTTTTTTAGTGATATATCAAATTATAAAAACCAAGGGTTTACAGTAAATAATAATTATAGACAAGTGGGAATTCTTCGTAATATATACAAATACAATACTACTTACATTGCTACAACTGTATTTGAAACTGCTTGTTGGGTAGTTTATGCAAATACAAGTAATGTTACATTTGCACCTGATGAATTGATTGCAGAATTTACAACTAATTCAAGATTTAGGATTGTAACAAATACAGGAAGTGCCATGTTATTACAATCATTGGATAATTATACATTAGATGTTGGTAAAGTTATGTATCTAGTTTCAAATCCTGCGCAAACATTTACGATGCTTGATGCAGCACCGCCTACTATAGATAAATATTCGGGTGATTTAATGTATATAGATAATAGAAACGCATTTACCCCTACTGAACAACAAACAGTTACTCTTAGAACAATAATTGGATTCTAATAAATAATGATAACAATACCTTTAGGACAAAGAGAGAATCATGTTAGATTTTAATACAGAACCGTACTACGACGATTACAATGAAGATAAAAAATTCTATAAAATATTGTTTCGTCCAGGATATCCTGTTCAAGCAAGAGAATTAACACAACTCCAAACAATTGTCCAACAACAAGTTAAAAGACATGGAGACCATATTTTCAAACAGGGTTCCATGGTAATTCCTGGTGAATTTTCAGTTGACACAAAATATAATTATATAAAAGTAGATCCTACTTATGGTGGAGTTGACGTAAATGATTTCATAAATTCTTTTATAGGTAAACAAATTGTAGGTGCTACTAGTGGTATTACGGCAGAAGTTTTATATGCTACTGCGCATGATAATACTGATCCAGCAACTTTATTTGTTCGTTATATAACATCTGATAATTCCTCCGCTTCTGTTCCATTTAGTAATTCAGAAGTAATATCTCTTGCAGATGAAACACATTCTGTACAATCTATTTCTACCAATGCTACTGGTATTGGTTCAGCAGGGATTATAAAAAGAGGTGTATATTACATTAATGGATTTTTTGTTTTAGCAGATAGCCAAACTGTTATATTAGACAAATATTCAAACATACCTTCTTATAGAATCGGGTTAACTATTAATGAATCTATCATTACTGAGTATGAAGATGAATCATTACTAGATAATGCACAAAATAGTTATAATTATTCTGCTCCAGGATCACATAGACATTTTATAGATTTAGTTTTGACAAAACTACCTATTGGTACAACTACTGATTCTAATTTTATTGAATTAGCACGAGTTGTTAATGGTAGAATATTGAGTATAAAAAGCGGTACAGATTATGCGCAATTAGAAAAAACTTTGGCAGAAAGAACTTATGATGAATCAGGAGACTATATTGTAGTACCTTTTGGAATAGATGTACGTGAACATAGAAATAATGATAGAAGTAATTGGATATCTGATAGATTATATTTATTAGGTGATATTGTTTCAAACAGTAACAAATTATATACTGCTAGAAACACCGCTACTTCTGCTGGATCTACAGGTCCAACTCATACTGTAGGTAAAGTGTACGATGGTACCACTACTGGAGTTCAATGGGAATATACACCAAAACCTAATTATAATAGAGGTGTATATGATTCCTTTGGTTCTGTAATTTCAATTGAAGTTACAAAACAAGGTTCTGGATTTTTAACTGCTCCTACCATTAGTTTTTCAGGTGGAGGTGGTATTGGTGCATCTGCTGCAGCTAAAATTAATAGTGAAGGCAAATTAATTGGTATTGATGTTATTAATATAGGTTCTGGATTTACTTCAAATCCAAATGTTATTATAACAAGTGATAGTGGCACAAATGCTGAGGCCGTTGCCTATGCCAATTTTGGTAATGAAGCAAAACTTGCTATTGGTATGGAAGCAGGTAAAGCATATGTTCAAGGATATAAAATTCAAAAACCTTCTACTGAATTTGTAGATGTAGATAAAGCAAGAACTTATAATTCTGTAAATAATGCTAAAGTAACTGCAACTGTAGGTAATTATGTCTTTGTTAAAAATTTAGCCGGCATACCAGACTATAAAAATAATGTAACAATTAACATTTATGATCAACTTGCAGGAGCAGGTAACATAATTGGTACTTGTAAAGTTAGAGGTGTAGAATGGGATAATGGTTTAGTATATCAAACAACTACAATATACAAATTGTTTATTTTTGATATTTCTATGAGAGTAGGCAAAAATTTTAGTAGAGATACAAAATCATTTGCTATATCTGGATTTGTTGCTGATATTAGTCCAAATTTAACTCAGTTATTAGGAACCATAACAGGTTCAACTACATCACTTACTGGAACTGGAACAAACTTTCTATCAGTATTAAGAGTAGGTGACTATCTTTATATTGCAGGACAGGTAAAAAGAGTTACTGCAATTGCAGGTAATTCAGCAATAACTATAGATTCATCACCTTCAGTTGCAATTACAGGATCTACATTTTCTTTAATATCTACAGATATTGTTGAACCTAACAATTCAGGATTAATATTTCCATTACCAAATTCATTTATTAAAGCATCTTCTGATATTAGTTATACAGTATTTGAAAGATTTGCTGCGTTAACTGTAGCTTCGGGTCAAGTAGCATTCCAAACAACTGATACTGGAACATTTGCCTCTGCTGCAGCATATGAAAATTACTTATTATCTACAACCTCTGCAATTGTTCCAATTACTGGTATAGTTGTTGCAGGAAATCAAGTAACAATATCCGTAAATGCTTCTTATAATGGCCAAAGTGTTATTCTATCCGCAGCTATTAATAAAACTGGTGCTACATCTACTAGAAGAACCAAAACTGCAACTATTAGTAATACAACATATACTACGGCTACATTAGGACAGGCAACCACATTAAATCTTGGTTATGCAGATACTTTCAGGGTTTTATCTATCAAAATGAAATCGGGCACATTTGCTGCTCCTACTGGTGATTACACTATAGACATTTCAGACAGATATGATTTTGATGATGGTCAAAGAGAAACTCATTATGATTATAGTCGTTTAACTTTAAAATCATCTTTCTCTCCACCTACTGCGCCAGTTCAAGTGTATTTTGAATATTTTGCCCATGGTACAGGTGATTATTTTACAGTAGAATCATACACAGGTATTGGCTATAATGAAATTCCAACATACACAGGATTCTCATTAAGAGATGTTATAGATTTCCGTCCAGCATATAACGGTTCTTCTTGGACATCTACTACATTTTTACCTAAAAGAGCTATTGATGTAAACATAGATTATGATTATTATTTGCCTAGATTGGATAAAATCTATATTGATTATACCGGTAATTTTGTTAATGTAAAAGGTACACCAAACATACCTCCATTACAACCACCTGTAATGTCAACAGGTATGGAGTTGTATTCATTAACTCTTGCTCCATACACATTAAATACTAGTATTGATAATGTTATTTTCACGAAGGCAGAAAATAAACGATATACTATGCGTGATATCGGTAAACTAGAAAAACGAATTGAAAATTTAGAGTATTATACATCTTTATCATTACTTGAACAAGAAACTGTATCAATGAAGATAACAGATACTTCTGGTTTAGATAGATTCCAAAATGGATTTATTGTAGATAGTTTCAATGGACATGGCATAGGTAATACCTTGTCACCTGATTATTTGTGTGCTATTGATCAAGAAAATAATCAATTGCGTCCATTTTATACAATGCAAAACATTAATATAATTGAGAAAAATAAAACTGAAGGTGCTAGAACATCAAATAGTTATAAAATGTACGGTGATATTATAACATTGCCTGTAATAGATCATGTTAAAATAGCAGAACAAACTTTAGGTTCAAGAACGGAACGTATAAATCCATTTGCAATTTTTACTTTTCTAGGTAAAATGGAATTAACTCCTTCTTCTGATGATTGGTTTGAAACAGAACGTAGACCGGATATTATTAATAATGTTGAAGGTAACTATAATACTATTAAAATATTGGGAGAATCTTCAGGAGTTCTTGGTACTATTTGGAATGCTTGGCAAACTCAATGGTCAGGCAAACCCGTTATTACTAATGCCTATAGCGGAGGACTTGCCGCACAGGCTCAAGCTAGAGGATTAACCGGACAGAGTTTTTCATTAAATGGTCATTGGAGTCTTTATGGAGGTTCTTATACATTAACAACTACTACTGCGACTACAAAGGGACAATATAGAAGCGGTGTTAATACAACATTAGTTGCTAAAGTTGATACTCAATTAACGGAAGATAGAATTGTATCATCTGCTGTTATTCCATACATTCGTTCAAGAAATGTTTTAATTCAAGCAAAAGCATTAAAACCAGAAACAGAATTTTATCCATTCTTTGAAAATATGGATATTTCTAACTATTGTACACCTGCTACAAAATTAGATCTTGGAACTTCTGTTAGTGGAATATTTGATTATGCGTCTAATGTTGGTGGAGATTCTTCTAATGCACAACGTAGAATAAATGGTGATACTCAAGTTTGTTTAAATCGAGGTGATATTATATTTGTATCACTTAGAGGTGCTACTGCGTATCAAACTCCAGATTCATCAGGATGTCCTGCAACAGCAGTTATTGTAGACATAGAATATAATCCAATTACATTACATAAATCAATATATGTTGTTAATATTAAGGGTTCATTCTTATCTGGAGATGTTGTAAAAGGAAACGTTAGTCTTGCTTATGGTACATTAACAGCCACTCCAGTTGCTAAAGTAAAAGGTAATTCAGTAATAACTAATTTTAATGGTAGTGCTAATTTATTATTTGATATTCCTAATACTGATAGCGTTAGATTTAGAACTGGCAAACGTGAATTTAAACTACAAGATACCGCAACTCCATTAGGATTATTTAATTCTAGAGGGACTAGTATGTATGAAGCAAATGGTGTATTACAAACTAAACAAGCAACATATACTGCTACAAGAAATGGCGAATTAGTACAAGAACGTTTAACAGATAATAGAGTTATTACAGAAACATCTGAAAGAGTTGTTTCAGGTACTGGTTGGTATGATCCTCTTGCTCAAACATTTACTATTAAAGATCAACCAGGTGGATGCTTCTTAACTAAAGTAGATATATTCTTTGCTAAAAAAGATCCTAGTATTCCTGTAACATTACAAATTCGTGAAACAGTTAATGGATATCCAGGTGCAACTATTTTACCATTTAGTTCAGTTACATTATTACCGGAACAAATTAATTTGTCTTCAACAATTGTTACTGTAACGGCTGAAGAAGGCGGAGATGTACCATATCCAAAGTATGATACACCTACAACATTTAATTTTAAAAGTCCTGTGTATGTAAAAGATGGTACAGATTATGCAATTGTATTATTGAGTGATTCTATTCTTTATAGAGTTTGGATTTCTGAAATGGGTAATTTGATTCCAGATTCTACACAAACTATAACACAACAACCTTATGCTGGTGTATTATATAAATCTCAAAATGGGCAATCATGGACTCCATGCGATACTCAAGATATGAAATTTACAGTATACAGAGCTAAATTTGATGTAAACGCAGTAGGTAGTATTGATTTTATTAATGATGTAATTCCAACCACTAAAATTACAATTGATTCATTTGATGCATATCCATTCCAAACTACAAGTGGCTCTGCCTTAGTTAGAGTATGGCATCAGGATCATGGTATGCCTTCAGGAAGTATTGTTAGAATTAGTGGTGTTGCTAATACTATAAATGGTATTACTGCAGCAAATTTAAATGGTGATAGAACTATAGCAAATGTTGATATGGATTCATATACAATAACTGCTGGAGGTAATGCTACAGCTTCTGGATACGCTGGGCCAGCTAGTTCATCTGAAGTATGGTTATTATCAAAAAATATTCAATATGATGCGATTCAACCTTCATTTACAAACTTGAATTTTCCAGAAACTAGTATTGATTATAAAATTAGAACTGCGTCAGGAAAATCTGTAGATGGTTTTGAAACACCTTATGTTATTGACGCGGCATCTGTTGCATGTGTTTCTAATGATACAAATTATTTTAATTCACCTAGAATGATTGTATCTGAAGTTAATGAAGCAAATGCAGGTCTTAATGGAATAAAACCATTAACTCTTACTGCAACAATTAAAACTACAAAAGATAGTTTATCTCCTATCATTGATACTCATAGAGTTAGTTCTGTATTAATAGCAAATAAAATTAATAAACCATATGAAAGTAATACAAATCTAGCATTAATTGATGAAGTATCTGTATTTACTGGAGTAGGATTAACTTTTAATACTAAAATGGCAGATACTGTATATGGAAATGCTTTTATCAGCAGTACAGATGCTACATTTAGAGGTAAGTTAAAAGCTATTGCTATTGGAACTTATATTACTATTGCAGGAACAACTTCATCATTAAATAATGGTACATTTCTTGTATCTCATATTACAGATGACGGTACTACCGGAAAACTATTTGTATCTTTTGTTGATAGTGCATTACAAGATTTTACAAGTCAAGCTTCAATAGCTGGTACTACTATAGTTAATAAAGTAATGTTTAAGGATGATATTACTCCTGTAGGAAGTTCTACTGTTAGTAAATATGTTTCTAATAACATTATACTTAATCAAGTTTGTGGCTATTTAAAAATAAATTTTTCTGCAAATGTTCCTTTAAGTTCTGATGTATTTGTATATTATAAAGCAATAAAATCAGGTGATATAAATACGTTAAATTGGGTTAAAATAGAACCTGCTACTCCAGTAATAAAAACTGATTTGAGTGATTTTACATTTACAGATTATCACTATAATGTAGAAACGGATAACATTATTACTGTAGAAACAATTAGTGGTGTTTCCGGCACAAACACAATTGTAATACCTACCACTGTTGGTGTATCAATTGGATCATTAGTAACTGGTGTAGGCGTAGGTACTGCATCATTAATTACTGCTATAGTTAATGGTACAGGAGCAGATGTAGGTAAATCTACATTGACAATGTCAGTTGTTAATTCATCTACTGTTCAAGGTAGTATTAATATTCATTCAACTATAGGACAATTTGATACCGTTGCAGTTAAATTAGTAATGCAATCTTCAAATACTTGCGCTATTCCAACTGTAAAAGATTTGAGAATTGTTGCTTGCGCATAACATGAAATATTTAAAAGTAACAGGAAATAGTGATTTAGTAAGAGATACAGAATCTTCTGCTATAATCACTATTTCAGATAATGGATATAATGAATATATTAATAAAAGAAATTTGCAATTGTATCAAAGAGATTTAATTGCACGTCAAGATAACGAAATTCAGTTGTTGAAAAATGATATTAGTGACATAAAACAAATGTTAATGACATTTATAAATAATAAATAAGTAAATATACTGTTAACAGGATAACTAAATGGCCGCTATAACTACTCGATCAACTTCAGGAACTGGTGCTACAGTTAAAAACTCAACATTAACTAATGCTGAGGTTGATGCCAACTTTATTAATTTAAACGTTGATATACAAACAAGACTATTAAAAACAGGTGGAACAAATTTATATATTGGTAGTCAAGCAAATTCTACAAGATTTCCAAATGCAACTAATGTATTTTCAGATGTTGATGCAGGGATTCAAAAAAATGAACCACATCATATTGGATTAATATCAGAAAAAACAGGTTTTAATTATTCTAAAAATATTGTTGCAGGTAGTTCAGGTGGAACTACAATTACACTTAGTGATGTACTTGGAATATATATTGGACAAGTTGTTTATGGGGTTGGAATAGCTACTGACACAGTTATAACAAATATTAATACTGGGACAAATGTAATTACAGTATCTATTGCGAATACTGGAACACCTTCAGGAACTGCATACATCATGTCGTATGGTGCAGGTTTATATGGAGTTGGTTATACATACGGTATAACTAAAGGTGTTGGAGTAATAGGTGAAGCACACGTAAATGCTACTGGATCTACAGGAAGAGCAATAGGTGTTCAAGGTTATTCAAATGATACTCATGCAGGTGGTTCTAATATAGGTTTATATGGTTCTGCTGAAAATGGTCTTACTAATTATAGTTTATATTTGAATAAAGGTGATATTTATAGTGAAAGTACTGTAAATAAAACTTGGTATTTAAATTCAAACTTGACATTTTCAGGTGCTTATAGTATATCTATACCGACCTTAGCATTAGGAACATACTTATCAGTTATATATGGTGGAACTGGAGCAGCAGATGCAACGGGTGCTAGATCAAATTTAGGATTAGTTATTGGCTCGCATGTACAAGCATATAATGCTAATTTAACTACATTAGGCGGATTATCCTATGGTTTAAATAATTTTATTGTAGGCAATGGTACAACTTGGCAAGTAGCATCTGATGCAACAGCAAGAACTGCTCTTGGATTAGGTTCAATTGCTACACAAAATTCAAATGCTATTTCAATTACGGGTGGTTCGTTATCGGGTATATCTAGTATTGGTGTAACTACTCTAAATGCTAGTACTTTATCATTAGTAAATGCGGTATCTATAGGCAATGGCGGAACAGGATTAACTGGTGTTGGTGCGTATGGAACAGTTCTAACATCCAATGGAACTGGATTAGCATATGCAACTCCATCATATGTTCCGTCACAAACAACATTTGCAGGCAGATATTTAAAAAGTGATGGTGTTACCGCTTATTGGGATAATCTTGATATATCTTCATTAGATATGACAGGTACATTACCAGTAGTTAAAGGTGGTACAGGATTAACAAGTCTTACAGATAATGGAATATTGGTTGGCAGTGGCGTTAATAATGTAATATCTATTCCTCCTGGAGCCGCTAAAACAGTTTTAAGATCAAATGGATATAGTTGGTTAGCTCAACCTGCAACAGGTATGGTTGTACAAACAGTAAATAGAAAAGTTGATACTACAGCAGTTTATGCATTTGCTGCAGCAGGCTTTTTAGGAACATTTATTTCAGTTCTTGATACCCAAATAAATCCACAATATTCAGGTAGTCAGATATTAGTTCAATATAATATTTCTTTTGAAACCCCAAATGATACTATTTTTAGATTATTTAGAAATGTAAACGGTACTGGTGATGTAGAAATTGGAAGAAATTTATCAGATCCAAATTATTGGTCAGGTATTTGGAATCCTGGATATGATGCAGATAATTTTTCTACACCTAGGACTAATCATTATATGTACTTAGATAGTCCTAATGTTGGAGCTGGCGCAGGAGTTATATATAAATTAATGATACAATCTGCTGGTGGTGCTGCATCAAGTTTTTATTTGAATAGACCCATTGGTTCAATAGGCCCCATCTATGAACTTGCAACAACTACAGTTCTTTTACAGGAAATTTATTAATGATATACAAACATGATTTAATTGAAACTTTTGATATTACTCATGCGCTTCAAATGTTAAGACCTGGAGCAATTTGGTCAGTTGTTGGAGATCAAATATATGAAAATATAGAATGGTCTGATACTATTCAAAAGAAACCATCTAGTGAAGAAGTTGAAAATGAAATTCAACGGCTACAAGATGAATACGAATTTAATAAATATAAGAAGTTAAGAAAAGAAAATTATCCTTCGATTGCAGATCAATTGGATGTTCTTTATAATCAAGGTTTTGATGTTTGGAAAGAAAATATTAAAGCAATAAAAGATCTATATCCAAAACCTTATATTTAAAAACTTATAAATACTATATAATAATTACTGAGATAAATACTATGACTGAAATAGACTATTCTGCTACAATTGCTAATGCAAATCCAACTGATGCACCATTAATATATACTTCAAAGGGTAATATTCCTGAAGCAGCATTACTATATAAAACTGAATGGATTGTAGAATCTGCATATATTTTGTTTAGTGAAAAATGGTTTTTAGGTGATGAAATAGTAAAATCAAATGCTCACACTTACACAAATAATCCATTTGGACAAATTGGTGTAGAACAATCAACTTTTTAAATTTAAGGAAATAAAAAATGGCTAATACTGCTGGTTTATGCAATACATTCAAAACTGATTTAATGAACGGAGTTCATGCATTTTCTATTGCTACCGGCGGTAAGGTCGCAGCAGATACATTTTATGGTGCATTGTTCTTAGCAACTGCTACTTTAGATGCTAGAACTACTTCGTACACGACTACAGGTGAAGTTTCTGTAACAGGTACTTATGCTGCAGGAGGTCAAGCAATAACTAATATTGTAGCTACAACAGGCACTGCAACTATTTCTACTACGGCTCTCACGGTTGCTTCTGGCACAGGTATTGCTAATAATATGGGAGTTTCTGGAGTAGGTATTGTACCAGGAACATATGTTGTTTCAGGTGGAGGTACTACTTCTTTAGTATTATCAGTAGCTGTTACTGCAGCATTATCTACTACAGCAGTTTATTTTAATGCTCCAGCTATGGTTGCAAGTGGTACAACACCTTTTACAGGCACCACATATTGGACTCCTTCAGGGTCAATGACTTGGACTGGCGTTACTATTACTGGTTTTGATACAATGTTAATCTATAACTCAACTGTATCAAGCAAAAATGCTGTAGGTGTATTTACATTCTCGGCACAAAGTATTACTTCCGGTACTTTTACTTTGACCATGCCTGTAAATAATAGTACTGCTGGTTTAATTCGTGTTGCTTAATAAATAAAAGAGAATTTAGATGGCAACAGTTGCTAATTTATCTATAGACCAAGGCGCAGAATTCTATAGAACTATGACAGTAGTTGATAATAATGGGTTAGTAGTTGACCTTTCTACGTATACTGCCGCAGGTCAACTTAGGAAAAGTTATACTGCCAATGAATTTATACCACTTACTGTTGTAGTTCTTAATGCATCTTTAGGAAAGATTTCTATTGGTCTTTCTAATTTAGTAACAGATACATTAACTATAAATAGATATGTGTATGATGTAGAAATAACATCTAATTCTTTAAAGAAGTATAGAATACTTGAGGGAAATATTACTGTTTCTCCAAATGTAACGAAATAATAAATATTAAGGTGAATATATGAACGTAGATGCAAAATCTGGCGCAAAAGAAATTAGTTTTAGTGCTATTGTAACAAGAGCTGATGGAACAGTAGAAGATTTAGGTGTAATATCATATTATAACAACAATCCAATCAAGCAATTGATTTGGAAATTAAAAAAATTTTTAAAAATAGGATAATAAAATGGCTTTAGTTACAGTCTTAACAACTGCAGGAAAAACTTATACTGCTACTAAAATGGCAGATACTACAACAACAACTGTTGTTCCGAAATGGATTGGTATTGGTACTGGAGTTCATACAGCAGCTGTTGGTGATGTTGCATTAACTACTGAAGTAGAAACTAGAGGATCTGCTAACGCAGCTACATCTTCTACTAATACTTTTCAAGTTATCCAAACCATTACTGCTACAAGTACCGCAAAAGCAATTGTAGAAGCAGGATTATTTTCTGCATTAACTGGTGGTACTATGTTAGTAAGTTCAACATTTGATGTAGTCAATCTTCAAGTTGGGGATTCTATTCAAATTACTGCTCAAATTACTTACGCATAAAAAATGGCCAACGGAATTGGTACAGCTACTTTAGATTTTGGAGCAGATCCAGGGTCTAATGAAGCATTTGTGGTAGTTACTGGTCAAACCTCAATCCAAGCCTCTTCTAAAGTAGAGGCTTGGGTAATGGGGGATGATACTACTGCAACACATACTGCTTCTGACCATAAGTATTTTCCTGTATTTGCTTCCATAACATGTGGGACGCCTACAGGTGGAACAGGGTTTACTATATACGCAAGAAGTATTCACAAATTGACAAACTCATTCCAAGTTCGCTGGGTATGGGCAGACTAATATAGGAAAATAAAATGGCTTTAGACGTAATAGTAGCATCTTCGGGACTAGATGGTTTCGGTAATGTAAAAGTAAATATGCCTCTTGACCCAGCGCAATCTGGTTATATAATGTTGGCATCGGATATATCTGAGACTGGAGACCCAGCAGGTAGAATTTCACAAGAAGTACGAGTATCCGCCCAAGGCAGAATTGGTGTTGGTCAAGCAGTTCCATTGTTTACCGAAACCTTCAACTATACAGCATTAAATACTGCTCTTTTTTATCAAACAGTAACAACTCAAACAGTTGTAGTTGGCGGTGGTTCAATAACATTAAACGCTTCGGCAATAAACACATTATCTACTTATAGTTCAATTAAAACCTATCAATACTTTCCACTCTACTCGGATTTGGCAACTTATTGTAATATGGATGTTGCTTTAAGTACAGCACCACAAGTAAACTGCACAATTGAATTTGGATTGTTTCAATTCCTAACAAATGCCGCTGTAACAGATGGTGCATTATTCAGATATGATTCTGGTGGTACTTTAAAGTGTGTTGTAGTAAATAACAGTGTAGAAACAAACATCACGGTGGTTACTCCTCCAGGCATCGCTGAGATGGTTAAATATAAAATTATCTGTGAAGATGACCGTGTTTTATTTTATATTGATGGTGCTTGTGTTGGTGTTATTAATTCTCCTGCTGGTATGGGAATGCCTGTTTATACTGCGGCACAACCTTTTAGTGCTAGGGTAATAAACTCAGCAATTGCACCATCAGCAGCAACTACATTAAAAATTGGTTATGTGTTTGTTGGATTGCAAGATGCGGGAGGTCTTGGTAAATCTATAGCAGATATCGCATCTATCTCAGGTAAATCCGGTATACAAGGACAATCTGGCGGTACTATGGGTCAGACAGCATTATTAACCAATGTAACGGCTACTGTCAACCCTGCTGGTTCTGCTATCAATAATGCAACTTCAGTATATTCTGGATTAGGTGGATTATTTCCTGTATTACCAACTTTAGCTCAGGGTATTGATGGTATTTTAGGTTCTTTTTTAAACCCAGTTCCTACTGCAGCGTTAACGGCTAAAACACTTTATATTAGAGGTGTTAAGTTTCACGGAGCAGTTACTACAATTTTAGCAGGTGGTCCAGTATTATATGGATATTCAGTTGCTGTTGGTTCTAATGCTGTTACTTTGGCAACAGTTGATGCTATCACTGGCACAAAAGGACCTAGAAAAGTCGCTGTTGGGTTTGAGACATTTCCCGTAACATCAGCAGTTGGGGTAATTGGTTCTGCAGGTGGTGCTTATATGTCATTCAACTCTCCTTTAGCAGTAAATCCAGGTGAATATTTGCATTTCATTGCTAGGAATTTTGGTGCAGTAACAACTACTGGTGTAATCTCTGTATTAGTATCTGTAAACTCTTATTGGGAATAAAAAGATGTAACTCAAATCCTTAATAAATATAATATAAACTTATTAAGGATTTGAGTATAATCAATGTCATTACTATTAAGAACGGTATATCAAGGAACAACATATACTCAAAGTCTTGTAGCTTCTACAACTCCCTCAGCTTCACTTAGAAAAAGTATTGCCGCCTATAGATTAGTATCCTTATTGGTTGCTGCTGCATCAATTAGATGGATTGGTAAAACTATAGCAGGTGTGCCATCTTCTTATTCATACTTATATGATTATACTGTAGGAGGAGATTATATTGATCCTACTTATGTAGGATCATTTTATATCGTGTATGCGAGTTTAGTAAATTCAACTCCCACTTCTGTTTTTACTAAATTAGTTAAGAAAACTATAATTGGTTCTTGCTCGGCAATAGGTGTTCTATATGCTTATATACTGAAGTTCTTAGTACTAGTATCATCTACATCTCCTACATCTATCATTAAAAGAGCAATTAATAAAACCGTACTTGGTACAACTAGTGCAACTTCAGTTTTTATTAAATCCATTATAAAAACTATTGTTTCTTCAACTAGTGCAACTTCTGTTTTTATTAAATCCATTATAAAAACTATTGTTTCTTCAACATCCATTGCCTTTAGTTTTACTAAACGAATTAACAAAATAGCTTTAGGTTCAACAAGTCCAACCTCTATTTTTACAAGATTAATAGCAAAAACTATACTTGCTACAACATCAGTTGCCTCTAGTTTTACTAAACGAATTAACAAAACTATAATAGGCACTTCTACTGTTACCACAACATTAGTTACTTTATATGTTTATGGTATTCGTTTATTATTAATGGCTGCATCTACATCTCCAACTGCGGTTATTACTAGAGCAATTAATAAAACCTTAATGGGTTCAACTACTATTACATCTATAGTTAAAAGAGTAATCAATAAAACCTTAACGGGTTCAACTAGTATTGCCTCTAGTCTAGTAAGAAATACTGTAAAAATAGCACTTGGTTATACTATTCCTACTGCAGCTTTTATTAAATCCATTATAAAAACTATTGTTTCTTCAACAAGTGTTACTTCAGTTTTTATTAAATCCATTATAAAAATAGTTTTAGGTTCAACTACTATTACGTCTATAGTTAAAAGAGTAATCAATAAAACCTTAACAGGTACATCAAATGTTAGTATTACAATTAGTAGAAATATTTTAAAAATATTGTTGGTTTCAACATCAGGTGCTTCTAGCATAGTAAGAGTAATCAATAAAACCCTAACAGTCACTTCTTCTGGTACAGCGGCGTTATTTGATTATGTATTACATCTATTAGCAATGATAGCATCTACATCTCCAACATCTATCATTAGAAGATCAATTAATAGAAGCATGTTAGGTACTTCTTCATGTGCAGTTGTTTTTATAAGAGTAATCAATAAAACCCTAACAGTCACTTCTACCGGTACCGCTGCTTTATTTGATTATGTATTGCATCTATTAGCAATGATAGCATCTACATCTCCTACATCAGTTATTAGAAGAGCAATCAATAAAACCCTAACAGTCACCTCTTCTGGTACAGCGACGTTATTTGATTATGTATTGCATCTATTAGCAATGATAGCATCTACATCTCCAACTACGGTTATTAGAAGAGTCGTCAATAAAACAGTTGTTGGTACAACTTCAGCAACTTCTATTGCTTTAAAATTAATGTCAAAAGTTGCCTTTAGTACTTCTTCAAGTACTTCAGTTGTTATAAAATCAACATTAAAGATTGCATTAGGTTTATCTAATAGTGCGTTTAGTCTAGTAAAATCTATTCGTAAAACCTTAACAGGCACTTCTACTGGTACCGCTGCTTTATTTGATTATGTATTACATCTATTAGTAATGATAGCATCTACATCTCCAACTACGGTTATTACTAAAGCAATTAATAGAAGCATATTAGGTACCTCTTCTGGTGCCGCTTTTATTATAAGATTAATAAAGAAAACCTTAATAGGTTCAACTACTCCAACTATAGTTTTTACTAAATTAATTAACAAAATATTATTAAGTTCTACTTTAGTAACATATTCTTTATTAAAAACCATTAATAAAACTGCAGTTGTTACAACTAGTGCTATAACTGCATGGTATATTTCTTCTGTTTATTTAGTATTAATATTAGCAACCTCGTCACCTAGTGCAGTTATTACTCGAGCAATTAGAAAAACTATTTTAGGTATATCATCAGTTAATACTGTTAGTACAAGAGTAATTAATAAAACTGTTCTTGGTACAACTGCAGTTTCTGTTTTTATTATAAGATTAATTAATAAACTTGTGGTTGGTTCTTCCTCTGTTTCTGCAGTGCTATTTGCTTTTAGTATTAAGTTATTGACTATGATAGCATCTGCATCTCCAACATCAGTTATTACAAGATTAATTAATAAAAGCATATTAGGTACCTCTTCAGGCACCTTAGTATTATATAAAAAGTTACAAAAAGTATTGAGTATATCTATATCTCCTACAACAATTATTATAAGAGCCATTAATAAAACTATAGTAAGTACTACTTCAGGTATCTTAGTATTATATAAAAAGTTACAAACAGTATTGAGTGTATTTAATACTGCAAATATTAATGTTATTAAGAAATTAAGTAAAACTGTTAATAATATAGCTAATACAACTGCTTTAGTTTATAAATCTATATTGAGAACTATGCTAAGTTCTTCTACTGTTGCTGTGGCTTTATATGATTATGCATTGCATTTATTGGCAATGATAGTATCTACTTCTCCAACTACGGTTATTAGAAGATCAATTAATAGAAACATGTTAGGTACTTCTTCAGGTACCTTAGTATTATACAAAAAGTTACAAAAAGTATTGAATACTACTTCTTCTGGAAGTTCTTATTTTGTTAAACGGATTTCAAAAACTTTAATTTTGTTTATTATTCCTGCATCGGTTATTATAAAAGTTATATCTAAAACTATAAATTCTGGTGTTTCTGGAATTACTTCTTTATCTAGAAGCACTTTACGAAGTTTAATAAGTTCTTCTATTACCGCAAGTACGTTGACAATAGCTTTTATAAAGTTGCTATATCTATTTGCTACTTCTAATAATACAACATCTATAAGTAGAACTATTATAAAAACTGCTTATTCAACAACAGATATTTTCTATACAGTTACTAAAGAGATTTCTAAGGTTTTACATGTAGAATCTATTATAGATATTTCTTTAGTTAAACTTATACGTAAAACTATCACAGTAATTTCAAATGCTACAGCGATAATACAGTTATTTGTTGATAAATTATTAATATTTTTTGGTGTTTTATTTGATAAAGAAATAAAATATTATGTTATATTAGACGAAGCTATTTCTTATAATGTAGCACTAGATGAAGAAATAAAATATGAGGCTATTATTGATATTGGTATAACTTCTGAATTCTGTGTAAGATTAGATGAAGAAATAAAATATATTGGTATATTAAATTAGTATAAATATTACTATAACTTTATAAGAGATTACTCATGGCTTTATCATCAAGAGAAGATTTAAAACAATATTGTCTACGATCATTGGGTGCTCCTGTACTTGAAATAAATGTAGACGATGAACAATTAGAAGACCGAATTGATGAGGCATTAGAATATTGGAGATTGTATCATCCTGAAGGTATAGAACAAGTATATGCCAAATACATGATTACTGCTTCTGTATTAAATCTTACAACCAATAATGCAGAGTCTTTCGGAGAATCCACTAAAGTAACTGGAGCAACTTCTGGTGCTACAGCAATTGTAGTTTTGGATGAAGGAACTAGAACAGAATCAAGAACATCTACAGGAAATGTTTTATTGGTTGTTGAGATAATAGGTGATTTCCTTGCGGGAGAAACTATTTCAACTGATACAGTTACTGCTACTTTAACTGTATTAAATCCGGTTGTTAAAGGTGTGTATGACAATAGATATATCACGTTGCCAGATTTATTATATGGTGTAACTAGAGTTATTCCTATGGCTCAAGCATCTTCTTCTAAGAACATGTTTGATCTACAATATCAATTACGTTTACATGATTTGTATGATGTAACTTCTACATCAATGATCTATTATAAAACAGTTATGCAGCATCTTGATATGTTGGATTTCGAGTTAAATGCTAAACCAGATATTAGGTTTAATAGATTTACAAATAAATTATATCTTGATATTAAATGGCAATCTGGCGTATTAATTGGTCAATATTTTATGGTTGATGGTTATGGCGCGTTAAATCCGGCCAATGCACCTAGAATGTGGAATGAGCTTTGGTTAAAACACTATACCACCGCATTATTTAAAAGGATGTGGGCAACTAATATCAAAAAGTTTTCAGGTATACAATTGCCTGGTGGCGTTACATTAGATGGCGATTCTTTATATAGAGAAGCTATGGATGAGATCAAAGATTTAGAAGATGAATTAATGACTAAATCTGCTCCATTATCTTGGTTTATGGGATAAAATATGTCAACAACTAATGTGTATTTTACTCAAGGTACAAAAAATGAACAGTATCTTGTAGAAGATTTAATTATTGAATCACTTCGTATATATGGAAATGAAGTGATGTATATCCCTAGAACATTAGTTGCAAAAGATAATATTCTAGGTGAAGATAGATTATCTGAATTTAAAACAGTTTTTCCTATAGAAATGTATTTTGAAAATATTGATACTTTTGGTGGTCAAGGATTCATGATACAAAAATTTGGATTGATGGTAGAACAATCTGCAACTCTAGTGGTTTCTCGTAGAAGATGGGAACAATTTGTAGGTGTACATGGTGTAACTATAGTACCAAGCAGACCTAATGAAGGAGATTTAATTTATTTTCCATTGTCAAAGGGTTTATTTGAAATTAAATTTGTTCAACATCAAGATCCATTTTATCAATTGGGCAAATTATATGTTTACAAACTTCAAGTAGAATTGTTCCAATATGCATCTGAAAGACTAGATACCGGTAATGAAGATATTGATATATTTGAATCATTAAAAACATTCTCTACGAATATCGCAGATAGTTCATATGGTACTGTCACATCTATTAATGTTACTAATCAAGGTTCTGGTTATATGACAGTACCAACTGTTAATATTGTTGCTTTATATGATCAAGGAATTGGCGCAACAGCAACTGCAGTATTAGGTACTGGAGCAACTGCAAATAAAGTTATAAGAATTGATATTACTAATGGCGGAACTGGTTATACAGCAATACCTACTATTCAAATTGTTAGTAATGGTAGTGGTAGTCTTGCTGAGGCAGTTGCTGTAGTTGAAGTAGATATAGATAAACCAGATTCATATGGTGATAATAATTCATTTTTAGATGAAGCATCTACTGTTGTATGGAATACTAATAATCCGTTCGGAGATATTTAATGTACGAAACTCCATTTTATCACGGAATAATAAGAAAAACTATTGTTGGGTTTGGCGGCCTTTTTTCTAATATTAAAATAGAAAGAAAAGAAGGTGGTTCTGTTACTGGAACTACAGTTCAAACTCTAAAAGTACCGGTAGGATATGCTCCAAAAGAAAAGTGGTTAGTAAGAATAGATTCTGATCCATCTTTAGAAGGACATGTATATACAACATTGCCTAGAATATCTTTTGAAATTACTGGATATTCTTATGATTCTGTACGAAAAACAAACAGAATGCAACAAATAAAATGTGGTGATGGCACAAATTATCTTAATACTTTAAATTCAGTTGTTCCATATAATCTTGAAGTATCTTTATACATTTTGACAAAAACTCAAGAAGATGCATTACAAATAATAGAACAAATTTTACCTACATTTACTCCAGAATATACATTATCAATTAATGCTGTACCTGAAATGAATGTTATTCAAGATATTCCTATTATTTTAAATAGTATTTCTGTACAGGATGATTATGATGGTGATTTTGCTACACGAAGATTTGTAACTCATACATTAAATTTTACTTTGAAATTAAATCTATTTGGTGGAAATAATACCGGTGGTATTATTACTACAGTTAAAGCTAATATTAATGATATTGTTACTAATGAACCTATTGATAATTATACTGCTATTGGTGATCCTATAGATGGAAGTATTATTTCTGAATCTTGGTTAGAACATTTTTAATATGGCATCATTATGGCATCATTAACGTATAATAGCAATCCTAATTTAAAAGCGGCAAATGTAGATGTTCAATATACTCAAGAACAAGTAGAAGAATATATTAAATGTTCACAAGATCCTATTTACTTTATAGATACATACTGTAAAATTATCTCACTTGACTATGGTATAATACCATTTAATCTTTATGAATGTCAAAGAAAAAAGGTAAAGATAATCCATGAGAATCGTAAAGTTATTCTCATGGAGGGTCGTCAACAAGGTAAAACACAAACTTCTGCTGCATATATTCTTTGGTATGTTAATTTTAATAATGCTAAAAATGTAGCAATACTTGCAAATAAATCTTCTGCTGCTAGAGAGGTGATGAGTAGGCTCCAATTGATGTTTGAGTTATTACCTCATTGGCTAAAATGCGGAGTAAAAACATGGAATAAAGGTGATATTGAATTAGAAAATAAATCAAAAGTATTTACTGCTGCTACTACAGGTTCAGGTATCCGTGGTAAAACCGTCAATATGTTATATATTGACGAAACTGCATTTATTCCAAATTCAGTTGCTGAAGATTTTTTTACTTCTGTTTATCCTACAATCTCTTCAGGTCAAACATCTAAAATTTTATTAAGTTCTACTCCACTTGGGTATAATCATTTTTGGAAGTTTTGGACTGATGCTGAAAAAGGTCATAATGACTTTGTACCTCTGTTTATTCCATATTGGGAAATTCCTGGAAGAGACGCTGCTTGGGCAGAAGAACAACGTCGACAATTAGGTGAACTAAAGTTTAACCAGGAAGTATTGTGTGTTGCAGGAAATACTATTATAACTTTGCAAGATACTGAAACTGGAAAAATTATAAATATACCTATAGAAGAAGCATATAATTTAATAAATGCTAGTCATGATGCAGCAAACATCTACTAGCTCTAATGTCATAAGAGGACACCAGTATGAATATTTATACTCCCATTGAACCTACATATCTTTATATCAAACAACACAATATAACTGGATTAAAATATTTTGGTAAAACCACTAAAGATCCATACAAATATAATGGTTCTGGTAAACATTGGATGCGCCATATTAAAAAACATGGTAAAGAACATATAGTTACCCTGTGGGTATCTGAGTTATATCATGATGCATCTATAGTTGAACCTGCTTTACAGTTATCAGAAGAAAATAATATAGTAGAATCTAAAGAATGGGCTAACCTGGAACCTGAAAACGGTTTAAATGGAGGTATTCCTGGAAAAAAATTTACTTTAGAACAAAGAAAAATGGCATCGGAAAATCATTGGGCTAAAGGTTTATCAAAAGAATTCAACCCAAATACAGGTTCAACAAGAACTGAAAAAACAAAAACAAATATATCAAAAAGTAAATTGGGTAAACCCAATTTAAAATTACAGGGAAGAGTTCCTTCTAAAGATACTAGAAAATTATGGTCTAGTATAAGAAAGAATAAAACTATAAACATAAAGGAAGAAAAGAAAAAAGAATTATTAGAATTATATTCTAAAGTATTATCTTTATATGAATCAAAACCTAAATTAGAAATACCTTATAATTATATAGCTAAAAATGGAAAGTGGTGTTCATATGAAAATGTTTTTGCTAAATCAGTTGCATCTGATTTTAATGTATCAGCTAGAACTATATTAAATATATTAAGAAAAACGCAAATATTACAAAATGAACTCTAGATATAAAATATTGACTCCTTCTGGTTTTCAATCCTTTGATGGTATCATTAAAAATAAAAGGAACACTATACAAATATCATTTGTAGATAATAGTAATATTATAGTAACAGAAAATCATAGATTTATAGATAATGATAAAGAAATTATTGCAGGATTATTGAGTAATGGAGATGTTTTAAATGATAAAATAATTGTTGATATTATTTCTTATGGTGAAATAGATGTATATGATCCAATAAATGTTGATAATGGAAATTTATATTATTCAAATGATTTAATTTCTCACAATTGTTCGTTCTTAGGTTCAAGTTTAACATTGATACCTTCCGATACTTTATCTAAACTATCACCAAGTGTTATTGATTACTCAAGAGAAGGATTAGATGTTTTTGAAATACCTGAAAGAGGTAGAAACTATGTAATGACAATTGATCCGTCAAAGGGAGTTGGTGGAGATAATTCGGTAATTCAGGTAATAGATATCACAGAAATACCATATAAACAAGTTGCTAAGTATAAAGATAATCATATAAGTCCTTTACTATTTCCAAATATAATTTATAAAGTTGCAAAAGATTATAATAATGCACACGTTTTAATTGAGATAAATATATCTGAACAGGTGGCACATATATTACATCATGAGTTAGAATATGAAAATATGATTATTATAAATAAAAAAGCAAAGGGATTAGATAGAGGACAATCTGCCGGAGGCGGATTTGGTGGTAGATCTTTTTTAGGTGTAAATACCGATAAAAAAACAAAAAGAATTGGTTGTGCCAATTTAAAATCGTTATTAGTAGAAAATAAACTACTTATTAATGATATGGATACGATTTCTGAACTATCTACCTTTATTGAAGTAAAGGATTCATACGCAGCAGATGATAGTTACAAAGATGATTTAGTAATGGGACTTGTTATTTTTTCGTGGTTAACCACTCAACCATATTTTAAAGAATTAAATAACGTAGAACTTAGACAAATAATGTATCAAAATCAAATGAGATTAATTGAGGAAGAATTAACCCCGTTTGGTTTTTATGATGATGGTCAAATAGAATTAGAAGCGCCTATTATGCTTCTAAATTTCTGAAATATGAATTTTTATAAATAATACAATGAATCAAAGTTAAGATTCATCGTATACACCGAATATTATTTCTTAGGAGAATTTAAAATGGCATACGCGTTAAGTCCTGGAGTTACAGTAGTAGAAAAAGATTTTACTAATATTGTACCAGCAGTTTCATCATCAACTGGGGCATTTGCTGGTAAGTTCCAGTGGGGTCCAATAGAATACCCTATCAAATTATCATCAGAAGTTGAATTAGTAAAACAATTTGGTATGCCAAATGATAGTACTTTTGAATCATTTTTTACTGCAGCAAACTTTTTGTCTTATACAAGTAGTTTATATGTATCTAGAATTGATTCTAATTCTGCAGTTAATGCAGTTAGTACGGGTGGTACTGCTACTAAAATTAAAAATGAAAGTCACTATGGTACTTTAACTACTTCAACATATAACTGTTCTTGGGCAGCAAAATATGCCGGTATTTTAGGTAATTCATTGAAAGTATCAATGGCAGACTCTAATACATTTAAAAATTTAGTGTTGACTAGTGTTACCTCTTCTAGTATTGTTCCTATTGGTGGAACAACTGTGGTAGGGGTTAGTACACTTTTTACTACTCAACTACATGTAGGTGCTATTCTTAAAACTGATTTAGGCGTAGTTATTGGTACTGTTAAATCTATTGAATCTGCTACTTCATTAACTTTAGAGTCTCCTGGTTCTTTAATTTCTGTTCCTGCAGGAACTGCATTAAAAGCTGATTGGGCATATTATACTCAATTTGATTCTGCGCCCGGAACTTCAGATTATGCTTCTAACACTAATGTTACTGGGGATGAACTTCATATCATTATCATTGATGAAGATGGAGCGTTCACTGGAACAAAAGGTTCAATTTTAGAAAAATTTGCTTATGTTTCTAAATTATCAGATGCTAAAAAATATGATGGTACACTTAATTATTATAAAGAAGTAATTAATACAAGATCACAATATATTTGGTGGATGAAACATACCGCAAACACTAATACTGGAGGAGCATGGGGTACCGCTGCTGTTTCAGGTACTGCTTATGCTTCTTTAAAAGGAGCTATGAATGATTCCTTTTCAGGTGCGGTTGATGATTTTTCTGATGCAGCTGGATCATATGCAATGACATCTTGGGAATTATACTTAGATGATAGTCAATATGATATTAGTTTAATACCTGTCGGTAAAGCAAATTTTCTTACTGCTAACTATGTAATTCAAAGTATTGCAGAAATTCGTAAAGATTGTGTTGTATTTGTATCTGCACAAGATATATCTACAGGTGATGCAATTATAGGTTCAGGTTCAGCAGTTACTACTAAAATTAATGCTTATAGAGATGGATTAACATCGTCTTCTTATGGTGTTCTAGATTCTGGTTATAAGTATCAATACGATAGATATAATGACAGATATCGATGGGTACCATTAAACGGTGATATTGCTGGTATGACTGCACGTACTGATTATACTAATGATGCTTGGTGGTCTCCTGCTGGGCATAATCGTGGTCAAGTGAAAAATATTGTTAAACTTGCCGCAAGTTTATCTAAAACAGATAGAGATACTATCTATAAAAATGGTGTTAATCCAGTAGTTACATTCCCTGGACAAGGTACTATATTATTTGGTGATAAAACATTATTGGCTAAGCCTTCTGCATTTGATCGTATCAATGTTCGTAGATTGTTTATTGTTCTTGAGAAAGCAATTTCTACTGCATCTAAATATCAATTATTTGAATTTAATGATACTTTTACAAGAGCTCAATTTAAAAATATTGTAGAACCTTTCTTACGAGATGTTAAGGGTCGTCGAGGTATTCTAGACTTTAGAGTAATTTGTGACGATACTAATAATACTGGAGAGGTAATTGATCGTAATGAATTTGTAGGCGACATTTATGTTAAACCTGCCCGTTCAATTAACTATATTACTTTGAACTTTATAGCAGTAAGAAGTGGTATCAGTTTCTCTGAAATTGGTGGTTAATTAGTATTTGGGAGTTGAAATACACTCCCAATTTTCAACTATAAATAATACAAAGTCGTATATCTAAGGAATAAAAAAATGGCAAATATATCAGATTTTAAATCTCAATTGATTGGTGGCGGTGCTCGTGCCAATCAATTTAGAGCGTACTTAAATTTCCCTTCTTATGTATCTGCCGGTGCATTTGAAGGATCAAGAGCTCAGTTTTTATGTAAAGCTGCTCAATTACCTGGTTCTACTATAACAAATGTAGAAGTTCCATATAGAGGCAGAGTTGTTAATATTGCAGGTGAACGTAGTTTCCAACCGTGGAATATAACAATTATTAATGATACAACCTTTGGTTTACGTAATGCATTTGAATCTTGGCAAGCTGGGATTCAACGATATGCTGCTACTGAAGGTAAAACAAATCCTTCTGATTATCAAGTAGATTTAGAAGTTCATCAATTAGATCGTAATGGTGCTACTTTAAAAGTATATAAATTTGCTGATGCATATCCTACAACTATTTCTCCAATTGCTTTAGATTTTGACGTAATAAACACACTTGAAACTTTTGATGTAGAATTTACTTATAACTACTTTACATCTAATACTGGTACAGATACTGATGGTTCTTCTTTTGGTACTAACATATCAATTGATACTCCAGTAGGAACAATTCCATTTAGTTTCTAATAATTTTTCATTATAATTTTGAGATAAAATATGCAAATTTTCGGTATCGAGTTAGGTAAGAAAAAACCTGTCAAGGAAAATCCACTTAGTGTAGTTCCACCAAGTTCGGAAGATGGCAGTACTGTAATAACAACAGCATCAGGTGCTGCAAATTATTATGGTCTTGTTCTTGATATGGATTCTATTGTCAAGAATGAAAATGATCTTATTCGTCGATACCGAGAAGTTGCCCAGTATTCTGATTGTGATTCTGCAATAACAGATATTGTTAATGAATCAATTATAACTGAAGATGATAAATCTATTGAACTTAATCTGGATAATTTAAAAGTTTCAGATGGTATTAAGAAAAAAATCACCGATGAATTTGAAGAAGTACTAAAACTATTTGACTTTGAAGAATTCGGTCCAGACATTTTCCGTCAATGGTACATAGATGGTAGAGTATACTATCAAGTATTGATTGATCCTGCTAATATCAAAAAAGGTATTACAGAATTACGTAAAATTGATCCAAGAAAAATAAGAAAAATCAAAAACGTAAAGAAACAACGTAATGAAAAAGGTATTGATGTTGTAAAATCTATTGATGAATTTTACATATATAATGATAAAGGAATTAGTGAGCAAACATCGCAAGGTGTTAAATTATCTCTTGATTCAGTTATCTATTGCCCAAGTGGTTTAATTGATCCTAATTCAGGAATGACTTTAGGTCATCTCCATAAAGCAGTTAAACCAACCAATCAATTAAAAATGATTGAAGATGCGGTAGTAATCTATCGTATTTCTAGAGCCCCAGAAAGACGTATATTCTATATTGATGTTGGTAATTTACCTAAGTTAAAAGCAGAACAATATGTAAATGATATTATGAACAAGTTTCGTAATAAAATTGTTTATGATGCTACTACTGGCGAAGTAAGAGATGATCGTAAACATTTGTCTATGATGGAAGACTTCTGGATGCCTCGAAGAGAAGGTGGCAAAGGTACTGAAATTACTACTTTGCCTGGAGGTCAAACTCTTGGTCAAATAGAAGATGTACAATACTTCCAAAGTAAATTATATCAAGCTTTAAATGTTCCTTTAGGAAGATTACAACCTTCTCAAGGTTTTAGCATAGGTCGTTCTACTGAGATAACACGAGAAGAAGTTAAGTTTAATAAATTTGTTACTAGATTACGTAAGAAATTTTCTAATTTACTTGTAGATGCATTAAGAATACAATTAGTTTCAAAAGGTATCATTCGAGATGACGAATGGTTTGATATGAAACAAAGTATTCAATTTGATTTCCAAAAAGATAATTATTTTTCAGAATTAAAAGAAAGTGAAGTTCTTAATCAACGAATTGCGACCCTTCAGCAAATTGATTTGTATGTAGGTAAATATTATAGTATTGAATGGATTCAAAAAAATGTACTAATGCAATCAGATGAAGATATAAAAGAAATCGCAAAACAAAATAAAGAGAATCCTCCTCCAGTACCTGAAGGATTTGGATCTCCAACATCTACACAACAAGGAAACTAACAATGATTAAAGATTTAATTAACGCAATTGCTGAAGGTGATTCAATTGCTATTGAAGATAATTTTAATGCTGTTATGGCAAGTAAAATTTCTGGCCGTTTAGATGATATGAGAGTATCTGTTGCTCAAGGTATGTTTGGTTCAGTTGAAGAAAGTTATGATTCAAGTGATGCATATGAAACTTGGGATCCTAAGCATCCAAAATTTAAAGACAAATTAATAAAACACCATGCTAAAGGCGGAACTACTCAAAGTTTTATTGATCAAGAAAAAGCAAAAGCAAAGAAAAAATTAACTAAAGAAGAAGTTGAAGAATTCACTCTTGAAGATTATTCAGTTGAAGAAATTGAATACTATATGATGTCTGAAGAATTTGAGCAACTAGATGAATTATCTAAAAAGACTTTAGGTTCTTATGTCAAGAAAGCAACTTCTGATGTTGGTCTTGCAGGATTTGTTAAAGGTATAACTGTTAATGATCATAGTAGAAGTAAAGATTATCAAGATGCTGCAAGTATGAACAAAAAACGCAAAGTCGGTATTGCTAAAGCAGTTGACAAATTAACAAAAGAAGAACTTACTCTTGAAGATTATTCAATAGATGAATTAGAAGACTTTATGATGTCTGAAGAGTTTGAACAACTTGATGAATTGTCTAAAAAGACTCTTGGTTCTTATGTTAAGAAAGCCTCTGATGATAGAGCGTCTCAGGTAAGAACTATGTACACTTCACCCAATAAAGACGCCCAATGGGCAGCTTTTGTTAAAGCTAATAACCGAAGAAAAGGTATTGAAGCAGCAGCCCGTAAATTAACTAAAGAAGAAGTTGAAGAGTTAGATGAATTATCTAAGAAAACTTTAGGTTCATATATTAATAAAGCGGCTGAGCAAGGCAAAAAAGCTGCAGTTGGTGTTAAACAATCTGCTCGTGGTGCATCAGATGCTTTAGCCAAAGGAAATAGTGGCTTAGAAGCTTTACATGTAGATAATTATAATTATTCTAAGAAATTAGAAAAGAAACGTACTGCAGGTATTGCTAAAGCAGTTGGCAAATTAACTAAAGAAGAAGTTGAAGAGTTAGATGAATTATCTAATAGAACTCATATGTCTTATAGAGGTAAATCAACACAACAATCTAATAACATACTTAAAAAAGTAGGAACAAATCCAGAATGGCCGATCCCAACTAAGGATATTATTAGTTCTGCAAGAGAAAAAATGAGTCCAGAAGATCAAAAACTTTTTGATAAAAGAAGAGCTGGTACACAACGATCGTATAAAAAGACAGGTCTTGGTGCAGGATCAGCTGCACATACCTCGAAATCTAGTGATAGACATTCAGGGTTATAATGTATTATTCACAGTTTTCTAAAAAGTTAAAAGAAACGTTATCAGGTATGGAGATTCTTGAGGATCTCTATTACTTTGGTAATACTATTCAGAGAACTACCGATAATATTATATTAATTAATAATGAAGTAACTCAGTTTAAAAATTTGTCGGAAGCAAAAAATCATATTAAATATTCAGAGCAAGCAAAAGATATTATCAATAACTTATATGAAGAATTCTTTTCTGAAAACATAGTAAAAATTGCAGACATAATTAAAGAAGAACATAATATAAAAGTCACAAATAAAATAGTCGAACAATATATTAAAATAGCTTCCGACAAATCCTTTTCAATTGATCCAGCTGTTTATCATATTCGTGAGATGAATGAATTTGATTCTATTATTAATGGTAAAATACACTACATTCTTAATGATGAATCTGTTATTGCAATAAATTACCAAACTCAACAACATATAAATAACTTACTAGAAAATAAATTAGAGGTTGTCGAGTTCATGAAAGAAAGTTCGGATAACTTCTTAAAAATACTCGATGTAATCATTAAGGAATAAAGATGGCAGCATTAACAAAAACCATTATTAAAGCATCAGAGACTGAGGCAGTTATTAAAATTGCTGGATCAGATACTGCTGCATCTATAATAAATTTAACAACAGATTTGTTACCTTATGCAAATACTATTGATGGAGCAGGAACTGTAACAATAGGTACAGGTGCTACTTCAATAGTTGGTGTAGGAACTAGTTTTAATACTAATGTTCATGTGAATGCAAAAGTATATACTACTGCAGGAGTTTATGTTGGACTTATCACTTCAGTAACAGATACTACACATGCTACTCTAGCAGCAAATGGGGCAGCAGCAATAGCAGGTACTACTTATAAAATTGCTTATGCAACACAAGTAATAATTGGTTCACCTTCTGTTTCTATTACCGCAGTTCAATGGGCTGGAGAACCTGGTGCTATATATAAAGTAGATAGAAATAGTGTTCGCATTGTTACTCCTCTTGCAGATAATGGTAATCTTATTGATATGATGGGTACATATTTCCCACCTGATAATACTAATGCAACATATCCTATCAGTGTTACTATTGTAGATAAACTTGCTGCGGCAGTCCAAGGGGAAATTTGGATTAAAGTTAGAAAGAATTCAGGTTATTATGGTAAAATAGAGACTACTCAATTTGGTGCTTTAGATAACGAATTAGTATACGGAAGCTAATATGAAACTAATTAGGGAAGTTAACGAAACATTAAATATGGTTGTAGAAGAAAAACTAGGTAAAGGTAAACAACTTTACGTAGAAGGAGTATTTCTTCAATCAAATATCAAGAATCGTAATGGCAGAATGTATCCTGAATCTATTATGGATAAGGAAGTTCAAAGATATATTAAAGAAAAAGTAGAAAAGAATTCTGCTTTTGGCGAATTAGGACATCCTGAATCGCCTTCAATTAATCTTGATAGAATTTCACATCTAATTACTAACTTAAGAAAAGAAGGTAACAATTGGATTGGAAAGGCGAAGATTCTTGATACTCCTATGGGCAGAATTGCCGAAGGTATTCTTAAAGGTGGCGGAAGAATTGGTACATCAAGTCGTGCTTTAGGTTCATTAAAAATGAACAATGAAGGTGTTAATGTAGTACAAAATGACTTTATGTTAAGTACTGCAGGCGATTTAGTAAGTGATCCATCTGCCCCAGATGCTTGGGTTCAGGGAATCATGGAAGGTGCATCTTGGGTTTATGTTGATGGAAAGTTTGAGAAACATGTTGATGAAGCTAGAAGAACAATAACAAAAGCAACATCGATGAATTTAGAAGAGCAAAAAATACGTGCCTTCCAACATTTTTTACGAAGCATTAAGTAAAAGTTTAATTTTTATAAATAATAAGATATATCAAAATTAGGAGATATAAATGTCTATTGATAGCAAAATTGCTGAGATTATGGAAGAATCCAAATTAGCAGGATTAGTTTTAGAAAACGAAGAAGAATTAGATGAAGAATTCATCACTGAAGAAGAATATGATTCTTTAGATGAAGAAGAACAAGCATTGTTTGAATTATCAAAAGCAACTCTAGGTTCTTATATTAAGAAAGCGAATGCTGATTATGGCAAAAATACAAGAAGTGCATCACGCGAACAAGCAAGAGGTGAAGGAGACAAAGCAAATAAATCTAGCAATAAAGCATTTGCTCGTCAGGCTGGTATATCTAAAGCAGTCAATAAACTAACCAAAGAAGAATATGATTCTTTAGATGAAGAAGAACAAACATTGTTTGAATTATCTAAAAAGACTTTAGGTTCTTATGTCAAGAAAGCAGCTACAAGCGGTATTGTTAATGGTGAAAAGCTGGGCGCCGGAGCAAAATGGTCCGATTCTGGTAGGATTGCTCTTAAACGTGATAAAGGTATTACTAAAGCAGTCGACAAAATGACTAAAGAAGAACTTACTCTTGAAGATTATTCAGTTGAAGAACTAGAAGATTTCATGATGTCTGAAGACTTTGAGCAATTAGATGAGTTAAGTAAAAAGACTTTAGGTTCTTATGTTAAGAAAGCTAGTAAACAATATAATAATTCAATTAATAAAACGCAAACTGCAAGAACTACTGCAAGTCAAGAAAAACATGCGGGTATTGTTGCAAAACGACATAAAGGAATTGGTTCAGTTATAAAAAGACAAACTGCAGATGATTTAAATACACAAGGTGTACATAATCATTTCATCCCAAAGGCAATTAATTCACCTGAAAAAATTGCAAAAAATACTTTGAGTAGTAGATCTGTTGCTGATATTGCTAAAGTTCGCAAAAATGTAAAAGAATCTATTGAAGATTTCGATGTCCAAGAAGACGTTGATGCTTTACTTTTTGGTGAAGATTTAACAGAAGAATTTAAAGTAAAAGCTGCTACTATTTTTGAAGCTGCTGTAGTTGTACGTGTTAAAGAGGAAGTTTCACGTTTAGAAGAAGAATTTGAAGAACAACTTGCTGAGCAAGTAGATTCAATTACTGAGGGTCTGGTTGAAAAAATTGATGGTTACCTCGACTATGTTGTTGAGCAGTGGATAGAACAGAATGAAATAGCCCTTGAAAATGGACTTAAGTCTGACATCATGGAATCTTTTATTACTGGTATGAAAGGACTTTTTGAAGAGCATTATATTGATGTTCCTGAAGAAAAGTACGACGTTATCGGTGAGATGGAAACTAAGATTGACGTATTAGAGTCTAAGTTAAACGAACAAGTTGAAAGAAATATTGATTTGAAAAAATCACTTTCTGAATCAGTTCGTAAAGAAATCGTAAATATGGTTAGCGAAGGTTTGACTGATACAGAAGTTGAAAAATTTACTGCATTAGTAGAAGAATTATCTTATGATTCAGAAGATTTATTCAAAGTAAAAGTACAAACAATTCGTGAAAACTATTTCACTGGTAAACACAGCGCTTTAGTAGAATCTTTTGTTACTGATTCTCCGGTAGATGAAATCAATGAAAACAAATATGTTAATGTTGATCCTACTGTTGCTGCGTATGCTAAAGTATTACAAAAATATAACCAATAATTTTTAATAAAAATAAGGAAACTTAAGATGGAATTAAATCGTTCTGCCCTTTTAGAAAAATGGGCTCCTGTAATTGACGCTGAAGGCGCACCTGCAATTAAAGACTTTACTCGTCGAGGTGACTTAGCGGTTATCTTAGAAAACCAACAACGTGAAATGAGTGCTGCTAGTCAAGCTAATAGCATGCTTTTCGAAAACGGTACTGGTGGAGTTTCTACTAACATTGGTGGTGCTGGTAACTATGGTATCAATACTACTGGTACTGGTACATACAACGCTGGCGCTGCTGGTACTGGTGGTGTAGCTGGTTTTGATCCTGTATTGATTAACTTAGTACGTCGTGCTATGCCTCAGTTGATTGCATATGATATTGCCGGTGTTCAACCAATGACTCAACCTACTGGTTTGATTTTTGCAATGAAATCTCGTTACACTAGTCCAAGTGGAACAGAAGCATTGTTTAATGAAGCTGATACAAGTTTCACAGGTACTTCAGGCGCAACTGGTACTGATCCTACTGGTGCTACTGGTTTATCAACTGGTTCTTATCAAACTGGTTTAGGTATAGCTACATCAGCTGCTGAAATTTTAGGTTCAACTGCAGGTAATGCATTTCCTGAAATGGCTTTCTCAATTGAGAAAACTTCAGTTGTTGCTAAAACTCGTGCATTGAAAGCTGAATACTCTATCGAATTAGCACAAGACTTAAAATCAGTTCATGGTCTTGACGCTGAAGGCGAATTAAGCAAAATTCTTTCTACTGAAATTCTTGCTGAAATCAACCGTGAAGTTATTCGTACTATCTATACTGTTGCTAAACAAGGTGCTGCTACTGGTACTGCAACTGCTGGTACTTTTGATCTTGACGTTGACTCTAATGGTCGTTGGTCAGTTGAAAAATTCAAAGGTTTGTTGTTCCAAATCGAAAGAGAAGCTAACGCTATCGCTCAACAAACACGTCGTGGACGTGGTAACTTCATCATCTGTTCTTCAGATGTTGCTTCTGCTTTAGCAATGGCTGGTGTATTAGATTATGCTCCTGCTCTTTCTACTGGTTTGAATGTTGATGAAGCATCTACTACTTTTGCTGGTATCTTAAACGGCAAATATAAAGTTTATGTTGATCCTTACACAGGTGGTAATAATCCTTCTGGTGCTGGTCTACAATTCTTTACTGTAGGTTACAAAGGTACTTCTGCATTTGATGCTGGTTTGTTCTATTGCCCTTATGTTCCATTGCAAATGGTTCGTGCGGTTGATCCACAAACTTTCCAACCTAAAATTGGTTTCAAAACTCGTTACGGTATGGTTGCTAATCCAATGGTTGATATTGATGATGCTTCAATGTCTGCTACTTCAAATGCGGACAACTCAATGACAGCCCGTAAAAATTATTACTACAGAATTTGTAAAGTTACAAATCTTATGTAATTGATTTTAAAGGACTTTTTAAGTTCTTGTGAAATAATTAGAAGGGTCTTTTGACCCTTCTTTTTTATTTTGATAGATTAATGGCTTTAATAAATCATTAATAAATAAGTTGTAGATCACGGATCCCTCAATCCTATCTACTCTAAACATTCTAACAACTATTAAGGAACAGTTATGTCCAGCACAAATATATATTCAATATATCTTATAACAAATTTAATCAATAATAAGAAATATATTGGTTATACATCAAATAAATTAGGTCATAGATTTAATGACCATTGTAAAATTACCAAACCAAAATATCAAGAAAGATCTCCTATATCTTTTGCTATTGAAAAATATGGCAAACACAATTTTTCTTGTAGTGTTATTTTGCAATCTAATGATTATGAATATTGCAGATTAATAGAAACTGATTTTATTATTCAATATGATTCATTGACTTCTACTCAAGGAGGTCAAGGTTATAATATAGATAAAGGCGGAAGAGGCCATAAAAGATCCCCTGAAACTATTGAAAAACATAGACAAAAAATGAAAGGTAGACCCCAATCAGAAGAACATAAAAGTAAAAAGGGATTTAAAAATGGGAATACATTAGGTTATAATAATAAAGGTAAAATAAGAACTGAAGAACAGAATGCTGCTAATAGTGCACAACGAAAAAAAGAATATCAGAATGGAAGAATATCGCCTCTTAAAGGTAAAACATTTAAAGATGATTATCCTGAAGCTTTGGAAAAAATGAAAGAAACTAAATTGCAAAATAGATTGTTTACTAATAAGTATAAAAATTTGGTTGTTCAGTTTAAAAATAATAATCCAATTCATTTAGACATAAATTATACAGATTGGTTCCAAAACCATTCATTAAATAACTTTATGAGCAAACAAACCAAAAATAATTCTATACCAATAAAAGGATGGAAATTAATAAGTTTTGAATTGTTATAAATAGATCAGAGGTACTATAATGGCAATAACAACTACATGTCCGTTTCCAACAAATATAAATCCACTATCTAGTAATGGGTTTAATTTTTCTATTTCAAAATTACCGGAAGTTTCTTTCTTTTGTCAAGAAGTTACTCTTCCAAGTATGACACTACCAACTTTTGATATGAATACTCCTTTATCGGCTTTGCCTTTTAGTGGAGAAATAATTTCATTTGATGATTTAAATATTCAGTTTATTATAGATCAAAACATGGATAATTATATTGCAGTATATAATTGGATGATTGGACTTGGATTTCCAGAAGATAATAACCAATTTACTGATTTTATTAACTTGCAAGATACTGGGTATAGTAGAACAAGCAAAGAATTTTCTGACGCTACTTTACAAATATTAGGAAGTAATAATTTGCCGGTACAAACGGTAAAGTTTATAGATATTCTACCAGTAACTTTAAGTTCATTGAATTTTCTATCTACAAATACAGATGTAACATATTTAGTTGGGAATGTATCATTTAAAATAAGTAGATACGAATTTATATAATTTTTTGAGGATATTATGGCTACAATTGAAGAATTGCTTTCAGAATGGGATGAAGACTCTACCATGGACGACAATCATATTTCGGATGAATCCATCCGAGTTCCAAAATTGCATGCAAAATATGTAAGATATTTGATGCAAGCAAAACTCAAAATAACAAAATATAATAATGATTTTAATGTCCTAAAAAAGACTAAGTTTAGATATTATCGAGGTGAACTTTCCAGAGATGAATTATCTTCCCTAAACTGGGAACAATGGCAAGGTGTAAAACCTATGAAAAATGAAATGGATCAATTTCTTGATGGAGATACTGATCTTAATAATATGAAAGTTAAAATAGAATATTTACAGACTATGAATTACTTGCTTGAATCTATTCTTGGCCAAATCAAAGCTCGAGATTGGCAACTTAAAACCGTTCTAGAACATAAAAAATTCCTTGCTGGTAGCTAATGATTAAAGTTGAAAAGTTTAATGAAGTATATGTTAGAATATTTTCTGATTCTTCAATAGAACAAGAACTATCTGACTTCTTTAAATTTAGAATCCCAGGTTATAAGTTTATGCCTACCTATAAGGCAGGCATCTGGGATGGTTTTGTTAGACTGTATAACATGCAAACTAAAAATCTATATGCTGGTTTATTACAATATGTAAAAGAATTTGCAAATAGAAATGATTATGAATTAACTATTGATGAAGGTATAGAGAATTCGAATACATACTCATTAGATGATATTCAATTATTTGCAGATAGTTTGAATTTATCTGCTAGAGGTCAATCTATATCTCTTAGGGATTATCAAGTAGATGCTCTTCTAAAAGCACTTAATAGAAATAGAGTTACACTTTTAAGTCCAACTGCTTCAGGTAAATCTGCAATTTTATATTCTATAATAAGATGGCATTTAAATGCAAATAGAAAAATATTATTGATAACTCCTAACACCATGCTTGTTGAACAAATGTATTCAGATTTTTCTGATTATTCAATCGCAAATGGATTTGATGTTGAACATCATGTACAAAAACTTTATTCTGGATTTACAAAGGATTTTACTAAAAATGTTCTTATCTCTACTTGGCAATCATTAATTACTATAAAACAAAAATCCTTTTATCAGCAATTTGATGTTGCTATGGTTGATGAATGCCATCTCTCGACTGCCGCTTCTATCTCGGGTATTATGGAGAAATGTGTTAATACCAAATATAGAATTGGAGCTACAGGTACTATTGATGAAAGTTCTAAAACCAATAAATTAACTCTTGAAGGTTTATTTGGACCAGTTTATCAGGTAACAACAACCAAAAAATTGATGGATGAAGGTTCTGTAGTTAATTTAAAGATTAAGCAACTTATTCTTAAATATGATGATGAAACTTGTAAGATGTTTAAAGGTACTGAGTATATTAAAGAACTTGATTGGTTAGTTACAAATCCTGTTAGAAATAAATTTATACGAAATTTGGCAATATCTACTACAGGCAATACTCTTGTACTTTTTAACTATGTGCAAAAGCACGGCAAAGTAATTTATGAAGATATAAAAAATAAGGTTAATCAAGATAGACCTGTCTTTTATATCCATGGTGGAGTAGATACAAAAGACCGTGAAGAAATTAGAAATGTTTGTAGCAAATATGATAATGCTATAATAGTAGCCTCGTACGCGACCATGAGTACAGGTACTAATATGCCTTCAATAGAAAATATCATATTTGCCCATCCTTCAAAATCTAAAATAAGAAATCTACAATCTATAGGTAGAGGTCTTCGTTTAAATGATGGCAAAAATGAATGCCGACTTTTTGATTTAGTTGATGATTTGCATTGGAAGTCTTGGAAGAATACTACTTTGACCCATGGTATAGAACGTTATAAGATATATATTGCAGAGGAATTTTCCGTCAAAATAATTGAGGTGCCAATATGATACAACATGACTATATTACTTTAAAACTTGTTAATGGTGATAACCTAATAAGTGTACTAATAAATGAAGACGATTCTGAATACACAATCATGTATCCTATTCAAATGAAAACAGTAAATTTCAACCTTGATGGTAAGAATAAAGAAGTATTAGCCGGTTCTCCATGGTGTTCTTTTACGGATGATCAAATCTTTAAAGTGAGGAAGCATGATGTAATAATCGTCAAACCTCTAAACGAATCTACTCTCAATTACTATAAACGTATGGTTGATATTCAATTAGAACCTGGACAACTAGAAGAAGAATATGATATAGAATTTTATAAAGATATTAAAGTATCTAATAAAACAATACATTAACCTAGAAAAACCTGGTATAACCAGTATATCACAAAAGTAAACAGTTGTAAACAATAAAATAAAATATATTTTTAATATACTTTTTATTAATCATAGGATATAATAGTTCTATATTCTAAATTGAGGTAGTAAAAATGAGTAAAAAACTAAACTATATTGATAATGCAGAATTCTTTTTAGCTATGCAAAAGCGTATAGCTGAAGTTAAAGACTGTACTGACAAAGGAATTCCTAAACCCCGAATCTCAGAATATATTGGAGGATGCATATTTAAAATTGCTACTAATTTCTCTAATCTTAGAAGCTTTAATGGATATTCATTCAAAGATGATATGATTTTAGATGGAGTTGAAAATTGTTTAAAAGTAATAGACAATTTTGATGAAACTAAAACTCATAATCCTTTCTCTTATTTTACTCAAATAGTTTATTTTGCGTTTCTGCGTAGAATAGCCAAAGAGAAAAAACAAGTCTATATTAGAAGTAAATTACTTACATCAAATGCTTTAGATATTACTGAATTACAAGCTCATGATGAACAAGGAGATTTCACCAATAACTATATTGAGTACATGAAAGCGTATAATAATTTTGATGGTTCGTCATTTGAAAAACCAAAAAAGGAAAAGATTAAAAAGGAAGTTTATTCACCTTTAGAAGATTTTTATAGTTAATAGTGAGAATACATTATGAATGAAGTTATAAAGCAATACCGTTTATATGATGAAGAATCTAAAATATGGGAAGGTTGGCAAACTATAGAAAATTCTGAAAAAGAACATACAATCAATTATGCTATAATACAAGGTTGTAAATGCCAACTTAAAACTTTTGAACAAACTAGTATTGAAGGATGGGGATTGAATGAATAAAGTTTGTTTAATAACTGACCAACATTTTGGAGCAAGAACAGGTTCTACAATTATACTTGATCATCAACGTAAATTTTATGAAGAAGTATTCTTTCCATATCTTGACCAAAATAAAATTGATACTGTTATTATTCTAGGTGATACTTTTGATACCCGTAAATTTACTAATAATTATGTTATAGATCAATGTAAAGATTTTTTCTTCAAACCACTTCAAATACGAAATATAACATTATACATGTTAATAGGCAATCATGATATTACTTTTAAAAATACCCTCTTTCCAAACACTCCTAGTTTGTTATTGGCAGAATATGATAATATTAATCTTATAGAACATGCTCAAACTGTTTCTGTAAAAGGTATTGATGTTGCTATGATACCTTGGATATGCAACGACAATTATGATGTAGCATATCATGTGATTAATCATTCACCTTCTGATATCTGTATGGGTCATTTCGAGATAGGAGGATTTCAAATGTATCGTGGTGTAGAATCCCATGGTGGAATGTCTAGTTTGATGTTTGATCGATATGATAAAACTTTCTCAGGCCATTATCACCATAGATCAACAAATGGTAATATATCGTATCTCGGAACTCCATACGAACTAACTTGGCAAGATTATGGTGATCCTAAAGGATTTCACATATTTGATTTAGCATCAAGAAAGCTTCAGTTTATTAGAAATCCAAATACACTATTTGTAAAAATAGAATATGACGATAAAGGCATTGAACCAATAAACTTAGATGCTTTAGATTTATCTGATAGTTATGTAAAACTGATTGTGGTAAATAAAACAGATTATTATAAGTTTGATACATTCCTGACTAAATTATATAATAAAGGTGCTCATGAAATTAAGATTATTGAAGACATTGGAGACTTCTCTTCAGGTGAACTATCTGATGATATTAAATTAGAAGATACGCAATCTGTTCTAAATCATTATATTGAATCTATAGAAACTGATGTTGAGACATCAAAGATAAAATCATACATAGGTTCTTTATTCACAGAAGCGGTAAATTTGGATATGGCATAATGTCTACATTACATTTTAAGTACATTAGTTACAAAAACTTTCTATCAACAGGTAATGTTGAAAACAAAATCCTATTAGATAAGTCAAGAACTACTTTGATAATGGGTAAAAATGGTGATGGCAAATCTACAATACTTGATGCCATTACATTTTGTTTATTTGGTAAACCTTTCCGAGATATTAAATTAGGACAATTAGTCAACTCTATTAATGGTAAACAATTATTAGTAACATGTGAATTTCTTATTGGTACTAAATCTTATAAGGTTATCCGAGGAATAAAACCTGGTATATTTGAGATATATTGTAATGATGTCTTATTGAATCAAGAGGCAGCAAATAAAGATTACCAAAAGATTTTAGAACAACAGATACTTAGACTTAACTATAAAACCTTTACACAGGTAGTTATTCTAGGTTCAGCATCATTTGTTCCCTTTATGCAACTTAAAACAAGTCAACGCCGAGAAGTAGTTGAAGATATTTTGGATATTCGTATTTTCTCTGTAATGAATCAAATATTGAAAGATAGAGTATTATCAACTAAAGATGCTATTTCAAGATTAGATTCTGATATTAAAATAGCACGAGCAAAAGTTGAGTCGCAGACTGCTATAATTTCGGCAATGAATAATGCAAAGTCTGATACTGTTAGATTATTATTGGATAAAATTACTAAAAATGATCATCAAATTGAGCAATCACAAGTAACTTCCGAGTTACTAGCAGCAGAACTAGTTCATTTAAGAGAAAAGATTAGTGACAAAGATAAACTTGATGAAGATATTCAGGGTGTTAATAGGTTACTTAGCAAAGTTACTGCAATCCATAATCATCATGTAACACACAAACATTTCTTTTACGAAAATGATGTATGTTCAACATGTTCACAGGAAATTACCGATGAATATAAACAAATAGTAGTTGCAGATATTCAATCTAAAATAGATGAGGAAGATTCTAAACTCCAAGCTTTGGAAAAAGCTTACGCTAATCTAAAAGAATCTTTGAAAAATATTCAACTAATACAAAATAATATTACCGATAAAAATATTGAGTTATCTACAACAAATAGTACTATCACTCTATTGAATAGACAAAACTCTCAGTTCCTTGCCGAGATTGAAGGTGTAGAACAAAATACTGCAAACGTAGATGAAGAGAAACGTAAATTAAAAGAACTAGCAAATAGTACTATAGAACAAATAACTGAGAAAACCTCCTTGATGGAACTTAGAGGGTTACAAGATATTTCAAATCAGTTATTGAAAGATACAGGAATTAAGACTGCAATTATTCGTGAGTATCTACCTGTAATGAATACTTTGATCAATAAGTATCTGGCACTTATGGACACCTATATTAAGTTTGAATTAGATGAGTCTTTCAATGAAACTATTAAGTCAAGATTTCGAGATGAATTTACCTATGCCTCTTTTTCCGAAGGCGAGAAACGTAAACTTGATGTGGCAATTCTATTTGCTTGGAGACAAATTGCTAGATTGAAGAATTCAGTCAATACTAATCTTTTGATCATGGATGAGATTGCCGATTCTAGTCTTGATGATGCCTCTACAGAATCATTATTAACCATGATTAATTCATTAGAATCAGATACTAATGTATTTGTAATATCTCATCGAGGTGATATACTGAATGACAAATTTCATTCAATCCTGAAGGTGGAAAAACGCAATGAATTTTCTGTGATAGCATGATCATAACAGATTGATTCTATTTAATAAAGCGAAAAAATAATGCGTTCTGTGCACACTTTTTTATTTTAAGGGTGATAGGAACACCATAAAGTGTGAAAAACCCTCTTTTTAATAAAAAAAGTATAATGTAATCAATAACTTAAAAGTGCACTTTTTAAGCCTTTAAACAATTTTTACTTTAATGAAAATAAATGTTTACATTTGCATAAAACAGTATATAATAGTCTCATAAATTGATAAAGAGACTATATTATGAATACTGCAATAGACATTACCGCAAAACTCCTCGCAACAGAAAACTTAACTGTAGTTAAAGCTGCAGTTAAGACTGCCTCTTTTAATATTAAATCAAGACAATTAACTTTACCTATCTTTAAAGGTATGACTTCTGAAATAGAGAGTATGCTTGTAGGTCATGAGACCGGTCATGCCTTATATACAACTATGGATATGATGGAGGCTTCTAAAGAAGATTACAAAATCCATGACTATATTAATGTAGTTGAAGATGTTCGTATTGAGAAACTAATGAAACGCAAATATCCTGGTCTTAAAAAGACTATGATTGAAGGTTATAGACAACTTAATGAAAGAGACTTCTTTGGTGTAAAGGAAATTAAAAATGTAAGAACTCTTAACTTAATTGATAGAATTAATCTTTGGTTTAAAGTAGGTATTTCGTCAGGCGTTTCATTTTCAGAACAAGAAAAAGTATTTGTTATTAGAACAGAAAAAACCGAAACGCCTGCGCAAGTTATTCAATTAGCAAAAGAAATTTACGAATTCTGTAAAAATGAATTAGAAAGTGAAGAAGTTCAAGAAGATCGAAGAACTTCTGAAGAGTCTGAAGGGTCTGAAGGGTCTGAAGAGTCTGAAGGGTCTAAAGAACCTGAAGAGTCTGAAGGGTCTAAAGAACCTGAAGAGTCTGAAGGGTCTAAAGAACCTGAAGAGTCTGAAGGGTCTAAAGAACCTGAAGAGTCTGAAGGGTCTAAAGAACCTGAAGAAGAAGAAGAAGTTATTCAACAAGAAAACGAATCTGTATCTTCTCAATGTAGCAAAACTCCTGAAGAAATAGAAGAGAAATTAGAGAGTAAAACTAATAAATCTTTAATGAATAACTTGAATAATTCAGTAGATATGGATGAAACATATAATTATTTAAGATTAGATATTAATTATGATTCTGAAATAATTATAGATTATAAAACTATTTTAAATGAAACTGAAACTCCAAATGAATTTATGGATAATTTAACTAGTAAAGCAAATGAAGAATATAATAAATTCAAATCAAATACCTTGAAAACTGTTAATTATCTCATAAAAGAATTTGAGATGAAAAAAGCAGCAACTCAATATAAACGTAATCAAGTATCTAAATCAGGTTCATTGGATATGAAAAAGGTTTGGGGATACCAATTGAATGATGATTTATTCAAAAGAATAACTATTGCTCAAGAAGGTAAAAATCATGGGATGATCTTTTTAGTAGATTGGTCAGGTTCTATGTGCGAGGTTATTGGAGATGTAGTTCAACAAGTTATTACATTATCAATGTTTTGTCATAGAACACAAATTCCATTTCAAGTATTAGCATTCTCTGATTATTATAACAGATATGAGAATGCTGCCTACATAGACAGATTAAAAGAAAGGACATCAAAAGTATATGCGGAATTTAATTTATTAAATAATGCATCAAATGAATGTGCTTTATTTGAATTATTCAGTAATAAAATGTCGAATAAAGATTTCAATGATATGGCAAAAAGACTTTTTAATACAAATCAATTCACTAGAAACTCTGGATATAGATTAGGTGGAACTCCTTTAAACAGTGCACTGGCGTATATGACTGAGTATGTAGGTAAATTTATCAATAAAAATAATGTAGAAAAGATGTCTTTTATTACATTAACTGATGGAGCAGGCAGTAGTTTACGAGCAACCACTCCTAGATTTGGAAAGAATTTCTTAGTTGATCCAATAACTAAATGCAATTATCGATTTACTAATAACTCAACTAACCAAACTTCTACTTTATTAAAAATGATAAAGGATAGATATAATGTTGCCAATATTGGATTTTATATTGCAGGTTCTTTAAGTAATAATGAAATTAAATCTGCTGCATTTAATAATGATATCTATAATATAGATCATGAAGATGTTAAGAGAGAAGTTAAAACAACTGGATTTGCTTCTTTAAAATGTGAAGGTCGTGATGATTTATTATTAGTTCCTGCAAAGTCATTAAGAATTAAAGATGTAGAATTAAATGTTTCTAATACTCAATCAGCTTCTTCCATTGCAAATAAGTTTACCAAAATAATGGAAAGTCGCCAAGTGAATCGTTTATTATTGAATAAATTTATAAAACTTATTGCCTAATATGAAAATAAACGTTTACATTTGATGAAAACGTGTTATAATAGATCCATAAACTAACAAATGAGAAAAACTATATTATGAAAACCATTCCAAACTTTATTCCTACTATGTACCAGTTGTTTCCAGATGCTGAAACAACTGGTACTATCACTCGTAAACAACTCAAAGAAGTAAAAGATCAAATGCAATGCGATTGGCCAGATTGGTTAATGCAAAATAAAATCGCTCGTGGTGTGTATAGACTACCTACTGCAGACACTCCTATAAAAGAATTGAAAACAGTTTCCATTCCTAAAGGTGGAACTTCTCTCGTGCCAGAAAAAGATCCTAACTTTGTACCATTTGGTAACTTCAAAGATTTAGAGTCTATCATTAAATCTGGCATTTTTTATCCCTCGTATATTTACGGACCTACTGGTAATGGTAAATCTACAATGGTTGAGCAAATATGTGCCAAGCATAAAAAACCATTAATTCGTGTAAACTTAAACATGATGACTGACGAAGAGCAGTTGATTGGTTCTAAAACCCTTCAAGAAGGTAATGTTGAAGTTGTTGAAGGACCAGTATTGGTTGCTATGCGTACAGGTACTACATTGCTACTTGATGAGATTGATGCAGGTTCTGCTAATACTCTATTATGCTTACAACCTATTCTTGAAGGTAAACCATATTACTTCAAACTAAAAAATGAAATAATCATTCCAGCCGCAGGATTTAATATCCTTGCTACAGCTAATACCAAAGGTAAAGGTTCTGATGATGGTCGTTACATTGGTACTAATGTATTAAATGAAGCATTCCTTGAACGATTTGCTGTTACATTTGAACAAGAATATCCAAATGCAAATGTTGAATTAAAAATTGTTAAGAATTTAATGGAACAATTCAACTGTGTTGATGTACCTTTTGCTGAACTACTAGTTAAATGGGCTGATGCTATTCGTAAAACTTATGATGATGGAGGTGTAGATGAATTAATTACCACACGCAGAATGGTTCATATCATTCGTGCTTTTGCTATCTTTGGTAATAAAACAAAAGCAGTTGAATTATGTTGCAATCGTTTTGACTCTCAAACAAAAGTAGCATTTCTTGATCTGCTTGATAAAATGACTGAACCTGAAACTTCTGAATTAGATATTGAATCAGTAATTATATCTATTGATGAATTTGATGAAATACCATTTTAAGTTTACTTTTATGCGAATATGTAATATAATTATTATTTTATGGAGTTATTATGTCAAAAATTGAAGATACTGTATGTGAAAAACTACAACAAAGAGCTAAATTTGGTTTAACCAAGTATGGAGTTACCTTAGAAAGAACTGATTTAACAGAATTAGATTGGTTAAACCATGCTCAAGAAGAAGCAATGGATTTAGTGAATTACTTGGAAGTGATTATTCAACAAAAAATTAAAAATATGGAGACCACACTATGAAAATTAGTAAAGAAACAATTAACATCCTTAAAAACTATGCAGCAATTAATAGTAATCTATTACTAAGTCCAGGTAATAGATTAAGAACCACCTCAGTAAATAAGACTGTTGCTTCGAGTATAACTGTACCTGAGGAATTCCCTATTGAATTTGGTATATATGATCTTAATTCGTTTTTAGGTGCTCTTTCTTTATTCACTGATCCTGAATTAGAATTTGAAGAAAAGTATGTTAGTATTAAAGAGAAAAATAATAAAATTAAATTTTTTGCTGCTGGTGAAAATATTGTAAAACCTCCAAGTAAAGATATCGTATTTCCTACAGCTGATATTGTGTTTGACTTACCTGAGTCAGTATTTACTACTATTCAAAGAACTTCAGGAGTTTTAAAAGCATCTGATCTTTCTATTATTGGTGATGGTAATAGCATCATTTTAACTATTGGTGATAAGAAGAATGCAACAAGTAATAGTTATGAAACTGCAGTAGGTTTAACTGATAAAGTATTTAAAGCAAATATTAAAATTGAGAACTTAAAAATGTTGCAATCCACTTATGCAGTAACTATTCATTCTAGAATTGCCAGATTTGAGTCTGCAATTGGTGATTTAGTATATTATTGCGCAATTGAGGCTGACAGTACGTTCTAAAATATATTTACTACAGTAGATGATTTTTATTATCTACTGTAAATTAATAATATTGTTTAAATTCTGGATAATATCTAGAAAGGGTTTTTTTAGAATAAGTATTTTTATTTAATAAAATAGTAAAAAATGGACCAGAAGGATTTTTTTGTTTACCATATATTTTTCCATCTTTTCCACTAATACCTCTTGAATTAGACCGATTTGGATTTGGATTTTTCTGAGGCCCTCTACGAGATTCTTTATTATTTTCTGACATAGGGCCTCTTTTATTTTTATTTGGTCCTCTAGGTCCTTTTAATTTTTCTTTATCCTCATCAGATTTTAGTTTTCTAGGTTTGGATAATGGTCCTCTAGGTCCCATTTTAGGATTTCTACTGCCATTTAATCCATCTTCTAATTCTAAATTTGCCCAAAAATCTGAAAATACTATATTATAATATAATGAAAGATATATTGATACAAATAGTAATTGTTCTTTATTATAGAAAATATCTGATTTCCATAAAGTAACTACATGGTTTTTACCGTGCAGTTTGATGTGATTAGACCAATATGATCCAGATCCATAATATGAATTAATGTTATCTATTCTTGATTTACAAGAGGTTTTACCAAAATATAATTTTCCAGTTAATACATGAAATTTTATATATAAAATTGTGGGATTATAAATATAATTGCTGGACATAGTGATCTCTTGATTGCTGTTAGAATGTGTAGAGGTAGTAGATGTTGACGCATCGTGACTACCAATTTTTGTTTACATATAATAATTTTTGTTATATAATAGTTATTTATACAAAATGAATTTTTACTATGGAGAATTTTATGAATATTGATATGTTAGAAAATCAATTTATTTGGACTGAAAAATATAGACCTCAAGTTATAGATGATTGTATATTGCCAGAACATATTAAAGTATCTTTTAGAAATTATATTAATCAAGAACAAATTCCACATTTACTATTAAGCGGGACAGCTGGAGTAGGTAAAACTACTATAGCTAAAGCTTTATGTAATGAAATTAGAGCAGAATATATAATGCTTAATGGATCCGATGAAGGAAGAAGGATTGATGAATTTCGTAATGCAATTTCTGGATTTTCCTCTTCTGTATCATTAACTGATGCAAAGAAGGTTATTATTATTGATGAAGCAGATTATTTAAATGCTGAATCTGTACAACCTTTTCTTCGTAATTATATGGAAGAATTTTCTTCCAATGTGAGGTTTATATTTACTTGTAATTTTAAAAATCGTATTATAGAACCCTTGCACTCGCGTTGTGCTACTATAGATTTTAAAATAGATCCTAAAGATAAACAAGAAATGGCTGCATTGTTTTTCAAACGTGCTACCCGTATCTTGAAGCAAGAAAATATAGAGTTTGATCCAAAGGTAGTTGCTGAATTAGTAACAAAACATTTTCCAGATTATAGAAGGATATTAAATGAACTTCAGAGATATTCTGTAGCGGGTAAAATTGACTCTGGAATTTTTGTCAATGTATCTACGGACTCTTATAAAGAATTAATTAAAGGTCTTAAAGAAAAAGATTTTACTTCTGTGCGTAAATGGGTTGCAAGTGCAGATGCTGATGCTCCATCATTATTCCGACATTTATATGATAATGCAACCAATGTTCTAGATCAATCAAGTATTCCTCAATTAATTATTATTATTGGTGATTATCAATTTAAAAGCGCTTTTGTAGCAGATCAAGAGATAAATATAATGTCAGCTATGGTTGAAATAATGTCTTCTTGTAAATTTAAATAGGTGTTAATATGGAAATGGATTATCTAACTTTAATATTGGCACTATTAACTGGAGGAATAGGATATTGGTATGGAGTCCGCAGAACTATAAGTAAATTTGAAAACGGCGAATTATTTTTAGAATACGACGAAGATGAATATATAGATGAAGATGATCAACCAATTATAGATGACATCTTAGCGTATTTGGAAGTACATGATAATATTATTTTTATGTATAAATTAAAAGATAGTTCATATCTTTCACATGGTGTGGATATAGTATCTCTACAAGATAGGTTATCCGATAGATTTCCAAATAAAAGATTTGCAATTACAGCTGAAAATTTAGATGAGACAGGAATTTTATAATGACTCCATTTGACTTTATTAATGCTATTACCCAAACAAAAGAAAATCTATTTGTAGATCCTCAAGCAGTTAAAGATTATAATTCATTTATGGTGAATAGAGGATTATCTCAGCATTCAGATACTATTTTGTACGCCAATGAGATGAATAGATTTTATAATTTAGATAATGATATGCAATTTCAATATTTGATAAATACAATAACTAAGAAGAAAAGATTTGGTAAATGGGCAAAGAAAGACAAAGACTCTAAATCATTTTTATTAGTTAAGGAATACTTTAAGTATTCCGATGAAAAGGCAAGACAAGCATTGGATATCCTAACCAATGATCAACTTGCCATTATTGAACAAAAATTGTATAAAGGCGGGTATTAAAAATGGATATTTTTTATGACTGGACTTACACTAGTATGCTTGAGGTGACGTTACCTGACCCTGATGCATTTTTGAAGGTCTGTGAAACTTTGACAAGAATTGGTATTGCATCTAAAAAAGATAATACACTATACCAATCATGCCATATATTGCATAAGCAAGGCAAATATTTTATCGTTCATTTCAAAGAGTTGTTTGCTTTGGACGGTAAAGAATCCAATATCACTAATAATGATATTGAAAGAAGAAATGCTATAGCAAGTCTGCTAGGAGACTGGGGACTTTTAACTATAGTAAATCCTGCGCAAGCAGAAAATAAAGCGTCATTATCCCAGATTAAGATTGTCTCTTATAAAGACAAAAAGAACTGGACTCTAACATCGAAATATACTATTGGTTCAAACAAGAGAAAATAAATATGAATGAAGAACAAAAATTGAAAATTGAAGAAAGTTTAATTGATTTAAAACTAAATGTGCGTGGTATTAATACCATTTTAGCTTCTTTAGCAAAACAACCCTATGAAGTTGTTGCAGAATTAATCAATGAAATTAGGTCACAAGGAACTGTTCAAGTTGCTGAAATTGAAAAAGATGTTTTAGCAGAAGTTGCGGCTAACGACGAATAAAAGAACACCCCTTCTCCCGAGGTAGGTAGTCTTTATCACTTTAGACTTTAAATAAAAAGTGCGTGAAGGACATAGATGTTCGCCGATCGATACCCACGTGAGAGGTATTCCAGATTCGTAACTGGAACCTTAACCTTCTATGCCGAAAGGATAGAATTATTAATTAATCTCGCAGAAATGGAGAAATAAAAATGATAGTAAATCACAGCACGTTACCATACTTCAATCAATTTTTAGGATTAGAAAGAATCCTAAGTGATATTGAAAAGTATTCAACTCAACCTACAAATCAAACTAAAATATATCCTCCCCATAATATAATTAAATACAATGACAATGAATATGTTGTTGAATTAGCAGTGGCTGGTTTTTCCAGAGATGAACTAGAAATTACTGTTGAAGATTGTGTTCTTATTATGACTGGAAATAAAACTGGTGTTGATGATGAGATTGAATATCTTCATAAAGGTATTAGTGCAAAATCATTTAGAAAAACAATAAAGCTAGCAGATACTGTAGTTGTAAAAGATGCAGAATTCATTGATGGCATTTTATCTGTTTATCTTGAAAATGTGATTCCTGAACATAAGAAACCTAAAAAGATTCTTATTGGTGATGGAAAACAAGATGTTGAATTATTGACTGAATAAATAATAAAAACCTCCCAGGTAGATTTAATTAGATACCTGGGAGGTTCCTTTTACTAAAGCGAGAATATGATGAGTGATATAAGAGTTTTTAAGTCCCAAATCGGGGAAGATATGATTGGTGAAGTGGTTGATAGTAAATATGGTGAATACTATTATATTAAAAATCCTGCTAATATTGTCCTTCAAGAAACAGAAGCTGGCGTAAGAGTTGCTATAGCTCCTGTGATGCCCTTTGCTCAAGGCCCTATCAAAGTATACCTTCATTCAATAGCTATTGAAGCAGATCCTGCCGAAGCACTGGTAACTGAGTATAAACGAGTGTTTAGTCCAATCGTAGTTCCAGAATCTAGAATAATTTTAAAATAATTAACTATGAACAACATTAATTTAAGCAATCAAAAGTTACTTGAAGATGCGGTTAAATTTGCAAATATAATACTCCAAGGATGGATTGCTAGGAGAATCTATGTTGACGGAAAAATTATATATTCAAGACTTAATAAAGATTCTGTTCCTATTATAGGTGTTAAGGTACTTGAAAAAAATGGACTGGATACGTATGAAAAACGTTTAGAATTTAGTTTAATAAATAATACATTAATTCCCACGTTACCTTTACATGCATTATGCGATGCAGTAGGATAAACTATGATTAACAGCAGAAAGATAGAAGATTTGCATCCAAGAGTAGCACATCTATGTAAACAATTTATTGAAAAATGTGCTGATGATAATATTGATGTTTTAATTACATCTACATATAGAGATAACGAATCACAAAATGCCTTATATGCTCAGGGAAGAACTACTCCTGGTAATAAAGTAACCAATGCTAAAGGCGGTCAATCCTTTCACAACTATAAAATAGCGTTTGATTTTTGTCCAGTTGTTGGTGGTAAAGCGCAATGGAATGATACTGTAACATTTAATAAATGTGGTAAAATCGCAGAATCATTAGGTCTTGAATGGGCAGGAAATTGGAAAACGTTTAAAGAACTAGCTCACTGCCAATATACAGGTGGTTTGACATTGAAAGATTTACAGGCAGGCAAAACAATTTAAGGATTTTTATGTATAACTTAACAATTCTGATAGGTATATCTATTTTTGGAATATTTACAATTTGCTATTTTATTATATACGCGGTGTGGTCTTTAATAGAATTTTTATTTAATTACACAGTAGCAAAACTTTTATAGTTATAAGCAATATCTAGGATTGTTAAATGATGTGATACAACTATCTGTGACCCGATGCATACTTTCCCATCTTGAAATTATCGCCTTAGGATTTGAACGCAGATAGTTGCATCATTATATTTATTCTTTTGGCATTAGAGATGCTAGTTTTTCTTTAGTTCTACCAAAGGCAGATACTCCCACTATAGCTCCCATCGAAAGATGATATAAACCTCCTCCTTGAAGTGTAATGCTTTCCCACATTGATATATCAGTACCATCTTTTAAATACTGAAAAGTATTATAAATTATTGGTCCAACCATAAAATCAAATAAACATATCACCATATATGACCAGGCTATCGCCGGTCTCCATCTCGAATATAGATTTTCTGTGTTCATTTTTATCTCCGTATATTCTTATTTATTTTAAAACACGTTTACATTTCCTAAAAATGTTGTATAATAGATTTATAAATTAAATATTATATAGGAGATTACAATGATTGAGAATTTTATAACAGAAATTAGTGTAGTTAATACTACATTTGATGGTGAACCTGTTTATTTTTATCATGGAGATGGCCATGGTGATTTTGAAAAGATGTATAGCAAAATCAAGTCAACTAAATTATTAGATGATTATGAAGAATATTTGAATACTCAATTAGAATATGTGAAGGCCTCGCGTTGAGTGTTTCTTTCTAGGAAATAGACTATTTCCAAATTAATTAAAAATAAACGTATACATTTCCTGAAAAAGTGTTATAATAGACCCATAAATTAATTAAATTGGAAATTGAAAATGAAAAAATATAATGTAAGAGTAGTAGGTAAAATGGCTGTTGGTGTTTGGCCAAGAGCCGATGTTGTTGTTGATGTTAATGTTTCATATAATGAAATGTTAAAACTTGAAACCTTGTGGAATGCTACAGGTAAGCATAATGTTATGGTTGACAAAAAAAGAATTACTTGCGAAGCAGATTTACCTGCTAGACAACCTTCTTTACTGTTTTAATGTAATAGAAAAGATAAATAGAATAAATGTTAATCAAAGAAGTAAAGAGAATGGAATCATTTAAAGATTTTTTATCAGAAGAAAATAAATTAGGTAGACTTTCTATATTTGATATAGATGATACGCTATTTCATACAACTGCACAAATTGCTTTAGTCAAAGATGGCAAAGTAATAAAGAAACTTTCAAATCAAGAGTTTAATACCTATTCGCTTAAAGCAGGCGAATCATTTGATTTCGATGAATTCAGAGATGCTGAAAAGTTTAATAAAGAATCCAAACCTATCTCAAGAATGATGGATAGAGCAAAAGCAATTCTATCCCATTCATCTAAAAATCCTCTTAGTAAAGTAATAGTTGTTACTGCTCGAGCAAACTTCGATAATAAAGAAGTTTTTCTAAATACTTTCAGAAAGCATAGATTTAATATTGATAAGGTTCGTGTAGAACGAGCTGGCAATATAAATGATATTGCTGCCGCAGCCGATAAAAAGTTTGTAATCATACACAACTATCTAAAGACTGGTCAATTTGATAGAGTAAGTCTATTCGATGATGCTATAAGTAATCTTACTAAGTTTCTTCAATTAAAACAATTATTCCCTAAGATCAAATTTGAAGCATATTTTGTAAGTCATGATGGATCAATAAAATTAATAAAAAAGTGAAAATAAATGTATACATTCTCTGAAAAAGTGTTATAATAGACCCATAAACTAATTAATTGAGATACTATATTATGAATAAAGAAATATTAAAACCCGTATCAGATTTACTACTAAGCATACCAGTTATGTTTCAGTTAATCATCCCAACAGTTATCCTTGCATTGGATAATATCTAAATTTTTGAGGAATTATATTATGAGTAACAAAATCGTAGAAAAATACAAAGCAATGCCAATCGAAGACCTTTTCGGAGAATTCTCTGATTGGTTCAAAGATGTTAATGGGGTTCGCCCTCGTCATATTGCTCCAACTGATAGAGATTCTATCATTGCTTGGATTATCAATGAAGTCGTTTTTGACGACCCTTCTTACTATAAAGAGGTTTAATTATGTTTAAATACGGTGTTTATAGTTTTAATGGTGCAAATGGCGAAGAAGGTACTACTATGGTAAAATCTTTCGACAAGAAAGAAGATGCTAAGAAATGTGCTCAAGGCTACAATGCAGTTTTGACTAGAGATGAAAAAAGGTTTTTTGAAATGAAGTACAAAGTTAGGATCTTCAGAGTTGGTGAAACAATTGATATTAATTTAATATAACTGAGAAACTTATTATGATACTACAGATATTACAAGAACTTGAACAAAACAATTCTAGAAACTTCAAGATTGAGTTGTTGACCAAACACAAAGACAATGACCTTCTGAAAGCGGTTTGTCGTCTTGCTAATGACCCATTCACTCAGTTCTATCAAAGAAAGATTCCTCAATATGAATATGAACTTATGGATTCACCCTACGAGTTAAAGTGGGCAATTGATAGTTTATCTAAATTATCTACCAGAATGTTTACTGGTAATAATGCTATTTTTGTTTTAAAAGAAATATTGTCTTGTATTTCTAGCGATGATGCTAAAGTTATTGAACGAATTATCCAAAAAGACCTGAAGTGTGGTGTTAATACCTCAACTATCAATAAAGTCTGGAAGAACCTAATTCCTGAATATCCATGTATGTTATGTTCTCCCTTTGAACAAAAATTAGTTGATAAGATTAAATTCCCAGCTATCGTCCAAAAGAAAGAAGATGGTATGAGATTTAATGCTATTGTTAAGAATGGCACTGTTGAGTTTCGTTCTAGGAGTGGTAAAGAGATTACTGGTTTAGATAGTCTTGGCCAGGAGTTTATTGACCTGGCAAATCATAAAGACCTGGTATTTGATGGTGAACTTCTAGTAATAAATGATGATTGCAAAATATGTGACCGACAAACTGGTAATGGTATTCTAAATAAAGCAGTAAAGGGCACTATATCAGAAGAAGAAGCAGATAGAGTTGTTGCTACTCTTTGGGATTTAATACCTTATGATGATTTCATTGCTGGCTCTACGTTACAAAATTATAGCTATAGATTTAATAGATTGAAATATCTTGTCGATAGATTTGTTATAGCAATGAAAATTAATTTAGTAGAAACATTTGATGTTCATTCAATAGAACAAACTCAAGAGATATTTCAAAAGTATCTTGCTGATGGGCATGAAGGTATCATTCTTAAAGATCCTAAATCATTATGGGAAAACAAAAGGTCAAAAGGTCAAATCAAGTTCAAAGCTGAATTAGATTGCGATTTGAGCGTGGTTTCTGTAATACCTGGTACAGGTAAATACGCTGATGCTATTGGTTCTCTGTACTGTGAGTCTGCTGATGGTATTGTAAGAGTATATGTTGGTTCTGGATTTACCGATGAACAAAGAAATGCTCCTCCATCAGATTATTTGGGCAAGATTATTGCAGTAAAATATAATGCTAGAATCAAAAATACAAATGGTGCAGAATCTTTATTCCTTCCGGTTTTCCTTGAGGTTCGCGAAGATAAAGAAATTGCTGATCTTTCTAGCAAAATTAAATAAATAATATTTTAATATTAATGACTTATAATAATGCAACATAAATTTTACTATAAAAACGGACTATGGTATTGCAAAGTTGCTCCATTCCATATCCAAGGTTGTGGTGCTACACCTAAAGAAGCATTTGAATTGTTTAAAAGTATGGTGTGTAGATTATACGTTCCAACACAAGCTTAACACGGTCCCCCTTAAGTAGCCGAAAGATACTTCTTGGGGATTCTTTTATATAATGGTTTACATTTTATAGATTATATGATACTATAGATCTATATAAAATTGGAGGTGAAATGTATTGTTTTGATTTAGAAAGTTTAGGAGTTGAATCAAACTCTGTCGTATTATCTGTTGCTATAGTGTATTTTGATCCAGCTGAAGAGTTGAATTATGATAAACTATTGAACAGAACTTTGTTCCTAAAACTTGATGCTAAAGATCAAGTCAAACGCCTTAATAGAACTATTGATAAAGGTACTCTAGAATGGTGGTCTAAGCAACACAAGTATCTACAAGATATTAGTCTGCATCCAAAACCTGATGATTTAAAAGCTGAAGAAGCTATTCAAAAAGTAAAAGACTATATTAACATGTTTCCAAATCCAGAGAATCAAACCATCTGGGTTAGAGGATCAATGGACCAGCCAATGTTTGATAGTTTATCTACTGCTGTATCAACTGAACCAATTATGAGATATAATAACTATAGAGATCTTAGAACTGCTATTGATATTATGTATGGTTCATCTAATGGATATTGTGAAGTTGAAGATTTTAATAAAGATCTAGTAATCAAACACCATCCAGTCCATGATATCTGCTATGACGTAATGATGTTACTTAAAGGAAAACATGTCTAAATTCTATACAAGTGTACTACAAGTATCTAATAACATCTTGCTTCGAGGTTATGAAGATGGCAAACGAATCCATACCAAGGTTGACTTCAAACCTACCTTATTTGTCTCATCCAAGACTCCAACTAAATGGAAGACTCTTACTAATGAATATGTAGGTGAAATCCAACCTGGTAATATCCATGACACTAAAGAGTTTATCAAAAGTTATGGTGAAGTAGAAAACTTCAAAATATACGGGATGCAAGACTTCACTAAACAGTTTATATCTGAATATTATCCAGGTGATATTCAATATGACCAATCAGTAATGAATATCACCACTATTGATATTGAGACTACTACTGAACACGGTCTAAGTATTGATGAGGTGATTAAAGATCCTGTAGAAGAGATTACACTTATATCAGTAAAGAATAGAAACTCTAGTGATATTGTAACCTTTGGCACAAGACCTTATGACAAGGTAAACGAGGATGGTCCATATATTAAATGCCAAAGTGAAGCTCACTTATTTAGAGAGTTTATGACTCATTGGACTCTAAACTATCCTGATATTGTAACAGGTTGGAACACCAATGGATATGACTTTCCATATCTAATTCGTAGAATGTCAAGAGTTATAGATGATCAAATCATCAATAAACTATCTCCTTGGGGTCGTGTTCGTGAACGATTGTTTAAAGATCAGAACGGTAATGAGAAGATCGGTTATAATATCGAAGGCATTGCCATGCTCGATTATAAAGAACTATTTGCTAAGTTTGGTAAAATTCAAGTAGATGATATGAAACTTGATACTGTTGCCAATACAGTACTAGGTGAAAAGAAACTTGAAAATCCTTATAATTCATTTAAAGACTTTTATGAATTGGATTGGCCCCGGTTCGTGGACTATAACAGACATGACGTTAGACTTGTAGATAAGTTAGATGAGAAACTTAAGCTTATTCAAATTGCAGTATCTCTTGCATATTATTCTAAAATAAATCTTGATGAAGTGTATGGTCCAGTAAATATGTGGGACTCAATCATCTATAATAGATTGAAGAATAAGAATATTGTTATACCACCAAAGAAGAATTCAATCAAAACTGGTAAGTATGAAGGTGCTTATGTTCAGATACCTGTAGTTGGTAAACATAAGTACATTGCCTCATTCGATTTGGCATCTCTATATCCACATTTGATTATGCAATATAATATTAGCCCCGAAACTCTTACCGATATTAAAATACCTTGTACTGTCGATGAACTATTATCCAAATCATTTGATAATTCATACATTAAAGAACAGAATTTATCTTTAAGCGCAAATGGTTGGTGCTATCGTCGAGATGTTCGTGGGTTCTTACCTGAAATTATGGAAGAGGTATATGCTGACCGTAGTAATTATAAAAATGAAATGCTTAAGTATGAGCAATTACTTGAGTCTGATAAGTACAATAAAGAATATCAGAATGCTCAAAGTTCTTCAAATGCTATGCAATTAGCCGTAAAAGAAGCACTGAATAGTGTGTATGGAGCAATAGGTAATGCATGGTTCAGATATTATGACTTAAGAATGGCAGAAAGTATCACATTATCAGGTCAGTTATCCAATAGATGGAATGCTATTATGTTGGATGAGTACTTAAATAAAGCAAATAAAACTGAAGATGTCCAATATGTTATTGCCGGAGATACCGATTCTAATTATGTAACTTTAGAAGCAATTGTGGAATCTGTATGTCCTAATAAATCTATCAGTGAAAAGATAGTTTTCATGGATACATTCTGTGCTAAAATAGTAGAACCTTTAATTGATCGTTCATATATAAAACTTGCAGACTATATGAATGCATATGAACAGAAGATGAAAATGAAACGCGAAGTACTTGCCGATGTAGGTGTATTTGTAGCAAAGAAAAGATACTTTCTTCGTGTTCATAATTCTGAAGGCGTTCAATACGCAGAACCTAAACTAAAGGTAACTGGTCTAGAATTGGTTAAGTCTTCTACACCTCAAATATGTAGGAAAAAACTAAAAGATTCATTGGACATTATATTGGATGGTGATGAAACTCAAATCAATAAGTATGTGAATGACTTTAAAATTGAGTTTGAATCTCTTGAAACCGGCAAAATAGGCAGACCTTCAGGTATTAATGGTCTTAAGAAGTTTAGTGATAAGACTAATGTATTTGCTAAAGGCACTCCTATGCACGTACGTGGAGCTCTTTGGTACAATCATTTAATAGACAAATACAAACTATCAAAGACATACGAAAAAATACTTGATAGTGATAAAGTAAAAGTAGTGTTCTTAAGAACTCCTAATCCTATTAATCAGAATGTAATATCCATTAAAGATAAAATACCGGAAGAATTTGGATTAGAAAAATATATTGATTATGATACACAATTTGAAAAAGTATTTATAAACCCTCTTCAAATTATGCTTGAACCAATTGGTTGGAAATTAAATAACTCAGCAAACCTGGATGAATTTTTTGGATAATATTAGAATAATCAAAACTGGAATTAATGTCTCAAAGATATTAAAGCAATTAGAAAAATACCCCAATGATTGGGGAGCACAAAAGACAATGGAAGGAGCATTGTCTATGCTCGACAGAGGGTTTCCTGAGGTTCAAGCCGGAGTTCTACAATTAGTAATGGGTTCTATTGAAACTATAGATCAATATGTTGGTGATACCGATATTTGTGTGGAAACTCCAGCATATAAAAGACATACTGAGATAGTTGGATTTTTAAAACGTAATTTCAAAAAGTTTAGTCGTTGCGGATTTTTATCTTTGCCTATTGGAGGGTGTGTAGGCAAACACATTGATATTGGAAATTATTATCTTACAAGAGATAGATACCATCTAGCAATCCAAGGAACTTATCGATATTCAGTTGGAGATGAGTCTGTCATAGTAGAACCTGGAACATTACTTTGGTTCAATAATAAGTTAGAACATGGAACAGAAAATATAGGTGATTGTGTAAGAATTACTTTTGTATTTGATGTACCTCATTCCAAAAATAATCCATAATAATAGTTTACAAATTGTAAATTGTATGGTATAATAGTAGAATAAATTAACAAATGAGGTAATTAATGAGTGCATTATTAGAACGAATTAAAAAGAACAGTACGATTAAAGATTCTTCGATATTATCATCTTCAAAGTTCTTTACTAAAAAAGATATGGTAACAACTCCAATTCCTGCTCTTAATATTGCATTATCAGGTAGAATTGATGGTGGATTAACTCCAGGTCTTACCTTATTCTGTGGACCAAGTAAACATTTCAAATCATTATTCTCATTAATCCTTGCAAAGTCTTACATGGATAAGTATCCAGAATCTGTATTGGTATTCTATGATTGTGAGTTTGGTACTCCTGAATCTTATTTTGATTCTCTGGGTATTGATAAAGAACGTGTAGTACATACACCTATCATGAATATGGAAGAGTTCAAATTTGATATAATGCATCAGTTGCAAGAAATCAAACGGGGTGATAAGGTTATCTTTGTTATTGATTCTCTTGGTAATATGTCATCAAAGAAAGAAATGGAAGATGCTATTGAAGGTAAGTCAACTCAAGATATGACTCGTGCTCGCCAAATGAAGTCTATCTTTAGAATGATTACTCCATATCTAGTTAAGTATGATATCCCTATGGTAGCAGTGAATCATATCTATATGTGTGGAACTGAAGAAATGGAAGTTATCTCAGATAAAGGATCTATAAGCTTAAAAGATATTATTCCAGGAATGTTAGTAGAAACTACTAAAGGTCTTCAACCAGTAACAAATGTTTTTAAATACGAAGATGCCTTTATTACAGATATTGAAATGGAAGATGGAACTATATTATCATTTACTCAAGGTCATAAGTTTATGATAAATGGTGAATGGGTTTTAGTTGAGGATTTAGTTGAAGGAATGGAATTGGATGTGAAATCAGGTTTTTAATAAATAAATCATATATACATTTTAAAGGAATTAAAAATATGGATTATTTAAAGCATTATGAATTATTAATTAATAGAGCAAAAAATAGAACAAAACTTATTGGGTATATTGAAAAACACCACATTGTTCCTAGATGTGTAGGTGGTACTGATGATGAGGAAAATATTTGTGAATTAACTGCTGAAGAACATTATGTAGCACATCAACTTCTAGCAAAAATGAATCCAGATAATATAGGTTTATGGTCAGCCTGCAAATTGATGAGCAAAAGATGCGGGGTGACTAATAATAAAGTATATGGTTGGATAAGAAAAAAATCAAATATTTTGGTTGGCAAATCAATATCAAAATCTTATGTAGACAAGAAAGATAAAATTGCGATATTAGCAGGATTTAAAAATTATGACGATATTTCAAAAACAATATGGCACTTATTTATTAATGAAAAACTACATTATAATACTATAGCAGAAAAATTTGATATAAAACGCTATTTTGTGACAAAGTCTTTACAACAATATTCAGACAATAATAATTTAAGTGATATTTTTAAACAAGGCCAATATGATCTTAAATGCAGAAGTCAAAAAATAGGTAGATCTAAATTTACAAAAGAACAAGAAACTTGTAGGATAAATTCGGTAAAATCTATGGATTATGCATCAAGAACATTGAAAACTGGAAGTAGAATTGGTGAATTAAATCCAGTATTTGGTAAAACTTGGGTACATAAAATTTTATTATGTCCGCATTGTAATAAAGAAGTTGGTGGTAAACGTTGGCATTTTGATAATTGTAGGAGTAAAAATGAAAATAAAATCGATTAAATTTAATACTAGAAGAGCAGATGTTTATGATATTGAGACTCCAACACATGATTATATATTAAAGAATGGAATAATTTCGCATAATACACAAGAGATGTATAGTAAGCCAGTAGTATCAGGTGGATCAGGTATATACCTTTCGGCTGATAACATCTTTATACTTGGTCGTCAACAAGAAAAAGATGGAACTGAATTGGCAGGTTATAACTTCATCATCAATGTAGAGAAGTCTAGACATTCACGCGAAAAATCAAAGATACCTGTTACTGTTAAGTTTGAAGGTGGTATTAGCAAATGGTCTGGCTTATTAGAAATGGCTTTAGAATCAGGTCATGTAATCAAACCAAGTAATGGTTGGTATTCCAAAGTTAATAGAGATACTGGTGAGGTTGAAGATAAAAAGTATCGTATAAAAGATACTGACACTAAAGACTTTTGGTTACCTATTATATCAAGTACTAGTTTCCAAGATTGGATTAAAATTAATTATCAGATTTCAAATGGTGCTATTATATCAGATGAATCTATTGAAGAAGAATTGGCATTAATTGAAGATGATTTAGGAGAAGATAGTGAATGATGATTTTCAGTTTTTAGTTGGTCATGTAATTGTAGAAAGCCATAGTGATAAAGGTCTTTCAGCAATTAAGTTAACAGATGCACCCTATGCAGGTATAGTTTTTAGTTATGGTAAAGTTCAATTTCCTGAAGATGTCTTAGAAGAAGAAAAATGTGTAATAAGTTTTGATTATGACGTTTACGATAATGCAGGAATAGAATATAATGTAGATGAGTTCGAGAAATACATTGGAGATTTTCTTATAGAGTTAATCGTACACCAATTATCTAATAATGATATTACATACACAGGCGGAATTGATGACGATAACACAGACTATATTGAGCAATCTGATACACAATGAGACTTATGCACGAAAAGTTATTCCATTCATTAAACTTGAATATTTTAATGATCAGTATGAAAAAGTAATCTCACAAGAAATTATTAATTTTTTTGATCAATATAATTCAACAATAACTCTTGACATATTAGCAATTCAGATTAGTAATAGATCTGAATTGCGTGATAACCAATTACAGGATATTGAAAAATATATCAATGAGTTAACCTTTAAAACTGATAATGAACAATGGCTTTATGATAATACAGAAAAATTCTGTAAAAATAGAGCCGTTATTAATGCGATCATTGATGCTTATGATATTGTAGAAGGTAAACATAAGGACAAAACTGAAGATGCTATACCAAGTCTTTTATCAGATGCATTAGCAGTAAGTTTTGATTCTTCTGTAGGTCATGATTATCTCGAAGATTATCAAGAACGATATGATTTCTATCATAGAGTTGAAGAAAAGATTCCATTTGATCTTGATATCTTTAATAAAATTACAAAGGGTGGATTATCTAAAAAGACTCTGAATATCATACTTGCTGGAACTGCTGTGGGAAAATCATTATTCATGTGTCATGTTGCAGCATCCAGTCTTCTACAAAATAAGAATGTTTTGTATATTACTATGGAAATGGCAGAAGAACGTATTGCTGAACGTATTGATGCCAATCTTCTTAATATGAATATGAATGAGATGGCTACAATAGATTTGCCTACATATAATAATCGTATTAATAAATTGATTAAGAAGACTTCCGGTAAACTTATAGTTAAACAATATCCAACTTCAACTGCCCATTCAGGTCATTTTAAGGCTTTATTAGAAGAATTGAAGATCAAACGTAACTTCAAACCTGATATGATAATTATCGATTATTTAAATATCTGTTGCTCTTCACGTATTAAAAATGGTTCAGGTGTTAATTCATACACTTATGTTAAATCGATAGCTGAAGAACTTAGAGGTCTTGCAGTTGAATATGATGTACCTTTGTTAAGTGCAACCCAAACAACTCGAGGTGGTTTTGGTAACACTGATGTAGAATTAACAGATACTTCAGAATCGTTTGGTTTACCTGCAACTGCTGATATGATGTTTGCTTTAATTGCTACAGAAGAACTTGAAAACTTAAACCAAATAATGGTTAAGCAACTTAAGAATAGGTACGCAGATCCTGGTTATTATAAACGATTTGTTATAGGAGTTGATAGATCTAGAATGAAACTATATGATGTAGAAGAATCTGCTCAAAAGGATATTTCTGAGAGCGGGCAACCAGCAACTCAATTCTTGGTTGAGCGAAATAAAAAGTCACAAATTGAAACAAAGGGTTTTACTTTTTAGGAAAATGTGATATAATAGATTTTTAATTGGAGAATAATATGAGTTATAATTGGGTAAGAGATATCGCGTTAATGCATGAACAGTTTGGTGTTAATGAAGTTGTTAAAAATTTTGATGATGAAAAACTTAAGAAGTTTCTAGAATTTAGAATTGGTTGTCTACAAGAAGAATTAGATGAATTAAAAGAAGCTAAAAATGCAGATGATGCTGTAGATGCTTTAGTAGATTTAATTGTATTTGCAATAGGTACATTAGATACTTATGGAGTAGATCCATACGAAGCATGGGATAGAGTTCTAGTAGCTAATTTAGTAAAAGAAGTAGGTATTAAAGAAGGTAGACCAAATCCATGGGGACTTCCGGATTTACTGAAACCAACTGGTTGGATCGCGCCTACGCACGTTGGCAATGTTGGATTGTTTGCACAGGTTTTTGATTAATAATGTATTCACTAACAGTTTTCAAGAGTATCTTTGATAATAAAACTGATACTCGAGTTGACTTTAAAACATTTGAAGAATTTGAGAGATCGTTATATCATCTCTCAACTTTAAATGGGTACAAAGCAAAACGAGGTGAATTCTCTAAAAAGACTTCACCTCTTATTTCACCTGCAACCTATACAACTGGTACTACACGAGCTAATGCAAATGTACTAAATTGGGGCATGTGGGCAGCTATCGATGTAGATACACATGAATTTGAAGGAAATTTAGAAGATGAACTTTATAGGCGGTATGGTAATTGGGATTACATTTGTTATAGTACTGCAAGCAGCACTATTGCATGGCCGAAGTTTAGACTCGTGTTCCCACTTACTCGACTTGTTGACTCGAGTGAAATCAAACACTTCTGGTTCGCACTCAACTCTGAATTTGGATGCATGGGAGATCTCCAAACTAAAGACCTCAGTAGAATGTATTACGTCCCTGCGCAATACCCTGGTGCTAATAACTTTATCTTTAGCAATCGTGGTGCCTATGTTGATCCTACAGAGTTAATGTGTAAATATGAATTCACTGCACCTGTTAATAGTAATTCGTTCATTGATAGATTACCAGATGATTTAAGAGATGAGGTTATTAGTCATCGAAAAGCTAAGTTAGAAGAAACTAAAAGAGATTATAATTGGAATTCATATAAAGATTGTCCATTTGTTAATCATAAATTGGTCACTGAATATAAATCTATATCAGGTATGGATGGTACAGGTCGATATTCTATGATTTATAAACTTATGACTTCAATTGCCTGCTTTGCAGTTAAGAAACAGTATCCCATAACTGAATATGAAATTGTTCAGTTAATTTTAGAGTTAGATAGAGAAACATCTAATATCTATGCCAAACGTCCTTTGAATACTGAAGCAAGTAGAGCTATTGAATTTGCTTATAAAAATATGTAAAAAAATGTTTACCTTGCCTGGATTTATGTTATAATAGATCCATAACTAAACTAATGAGAAATTATATTATGACCAATAAAGAAAAAAATAAAAGATTAGGTGATATAGGTGAAAACTTAGTTGCTAAAATATTAAATGGAGTTTTATCTGAAAATGAATATGATATGGTTAAAGATGGAGTTTTACCAAATGGTGAAGACTTTGAAGTAAAGACTCAAAATAGGCATCCTAATTGGAAAATGCCTTATTTTAGTATTGATGATATTGACAATAATAATAAATCAAAATGTTTAAATGTTGAAAATTTATATTTTGTAGAGTATGATTCTACTAATGATATTAAAATTTGGCATTGCACAGATCCTAGAGATTATATAACATATGAAACTTATGCAACTGCATATTCACCTAGTTTAAAAAAAATAGGGTGGGATATAAACAAAATGATTCTTATTCATACTGAACATGATCCTATATTAGCAGAAGAAATGAGATCCCTTTCACAAGCAAAGCAATTTAAGAGATAATTATGACATATACAAGACCTTCAGCAAATATTTTATTAGAAGCGGCCGAAATTCAGGAGAAAAAGGGCCAAGATTATAATAACTCAGTTTCTAGAGTTCAACAGGCAGATTATTACGTCCATGGTGTATGGTCTATTATGGATACTATTCATGGCAAGTATCTAAGAATGGTATCAGTACTTGAAACTATGGAAGCAGGTGGTAAAGTCAATTATGAATCAGTCGAAGATTCTGCATTAGATCTTATTAACTATACATCATTTCTTGCATCA